AATTTCTTCTCGTTCTTTCTTGATATCCATCTTCAGAACTTCCTCGTTCGTATAGAACCTGGAGATTCCTCCAGTCAGAATCAAGTCCGCATTAGTGATGTCGGTGATGGTCTTGATGAGAGTCATCATGCCAGCGCTCAAGCCATCAGGAATGCTCGCTGAGATGTCGAGGATAACCAAAGATCTTTTCCTCGGTTTCTCTTCAAGATAACCGCAGCAGATACCGAGCTTTTTGTTATAGCCGTCAGTCCACTGATAACTGTTAGTCAGATTCACTTTGATAACATCTGCCAGCTCGCCGAAGAACTTTGGTACAAGTCTCATCTTGAGAAGCAAGTCCATGTCTACTGAGCTACCAGTATCCATGGCTAGTTCTTCAAGAGTCTTGTCGCAAGTTCCCTCGGTAGAATCATAGTAAGAGTTGTTACCATGATCTTCTTTCGGCGGATCGTAGTTGAGCTTAACAGGTTCATATCTCTCGCCTACTATTTCTGCATAGACGTCGCGCCATTTGAAGAAACCGAATTTCTTCTCAAGCATCGGCAGCATCAGCCTGAAGATTAAGATCTTGTCTGAGCCACCATCCCATCTTAGATATGGGATTCCCTCAGGCGGTGTCTCTTGTGAGCTGACGAGAACGATCTTCGGCCAGGTCACACCTCTTCGAGATAGCTCGAACGGAGTTTCCAACATCTTCATATTCTTTCCTTTCCGTAGAAGAAGGAAGCCCAGCATTATTCGCCAGGCTTCCTTCAATTGAACTGGTTAGTGCCAGAGCTCAGGGAACATATTGGCAACACGTGGAGCAACAGCTGCGATGTAGTCTTTCGCATCCAGAACTGAATTGACGAAGTCAATGATGTCTTCATCACTCAGATTCAGAGGATTCTTATTCATCCTACGAGTCGGATTGAATTCATCCGTCAGCAAGACGTCATCTTCATGAGCGAACTCAAGAATATTAGCGAAGAAGTTCTCAACGATCTTATCCGTCTTAGCGAAGATTGTTGATGCCTCGATCTCATCCATGATGTTCGAGATCTTATCAACGTACTCATTAAGCGTCGGCGTATTAGGCGTCTGCTTGATCGAGACTTTAGCCTCAGGTACAAACTTCGGCATCTCTTTCTTCTCCGATGCCGCCTTAATCTCATCAAGATTATCCTTGATGAAACCCATGACATCATTCAGTTCGGAAAGCATGTTTACTTCTGAAATGATATCCGACGATGGCATCATGATCTTGTTGTCCACGACAAAGTATCCGCGCTTGAACTCGATGTCATTCTTGTTTACGAACTGCATGGTTGTTCCTTTCTTTTGTCTACTTCTCTTCCTTATTAACAGCATCAAGCCATTGCTTAATGCGGTTAACCATCACAGTATGCTTGAGCTTGGTTGCTTCCCAGGAGGAGTTCTGCCCATAGCTCATCTTATAGATAAGCTCGGCTACCTCCTGCTCCATACCATGCTCAATCAGCGGTGCTATAGCATCCATCATAGCCCGGTTCTTATACTCCCGTGTCTTAGATGCAGCTCCTTTATCACCAATCTTCAGAGATGTCTCGATCCAATCGATATACTGTTCTGCGACTGGCCGAGTATCAATACCTCGACTCCAACCTTTCGGACAGCGGTCGAACTGACGATACCAATAGGATGGCTCGGCATCATATGGGTTGAAGTGTGGATTCAACCTATTGACGTGAGCAACTCGTTTGTTCTTCGGTCTTAGATCCGCGAAGATTCTCTTGTCCACGTCCATCGATACCATCAGGTAATCCATATCGAATACCTTGATGACATCGAGACAATCCTCACAGCCCTTTCGCCAACTGATGTTGAGTTCAGGGTAACCATCCTTGATAAGTTTAACCGTTTGCAGATTGTACTTACCAGGATCCCAGAACCTCACTCGATCAGCCTTGAACTTTTCGATTGAGTTCTCGGGTTCCCATCCGTCAGACAAGAACGCTTGGATGAGAGCGGACTGGGATTGCGGAGAGTATGCGAACAGATCTAAGTCTGTCTCATTCTCCCAGGTGTTCACCTCATCCCAGCTGAATGTCGGATCATCAACATAAGCTAGGATGGACTGCCCGGTATAGCAGCACCTAGCTCCTTTTGGCACGGTGTCAAGAATGTCATTCACGAGTTGCTCGTTAATCATTGTTGACCTCCTTAGCCAGGATAGCAAGCGCTGACAGAGCATCCTCGATGTCTGCCAATGACTCCAAAGCTTGGTCTTTCTTCCCGATTCTCACTAGGCATTGAAACTCCGAGAGCCTAGTTCGAACGATCCGGCACCAGTTGTTGAGCAAACTTGGTGCAATAGTTACCCTGATCTCTTCCATGTCTTTTCCTTTCTAACTATTCTTTGGTGTACATCGTCGGCTCGTCCGGTATCAATCGGTACATGAACTTATCGACGTTATACTTACGGAGAACCAGGAGCTCGCCTGTTAATGGAAGCTCCTGTACTACTTCCCAGTAAATACCTGGGCGTTTCTTTAGGCGAATCCTATCGCCAACCTTGAAGTTACTCATCGAGGTTCTCGATGAATTTACGAAGGTGAGCTTTCAAAGCTTCCTTCTCGATGTCGGATTCGAGAGGCTTGAACAGGATGACTCCCATTGGATATGTCTCGTCTTGCTTTACTGCAAGCATGACATAACCCTTGCACTCATCGACATCTTCTGGATAGAGGATTTCAATAGCATCATCCATCATTTTGTCGAACTTCTCGAAGTCAAAGTTATAGAGCTTCGAGTCCTTGACCTTAACGGATTTCGGTTCTCTCAGTTTCATTTCTTCTTCCTTCTTTCCGAGTTCGTAAGCCGACACTTAAAGCATCGGCAACCTGCCGTGTAGCCAGTCAATGTTCCATGTCTTGGATCATCCTTGTTGGCTTTCATTTCTTCTAGTACTTTCGCCCTCCACTTCGCTCGTTGTTTCTTTGCAGCTTCAATGCACTTATCGCATCTGCATCCAGCATTATAGGATGTGATGGTTCCGTGCCGCGGGTCTTGAGGATCTGCTTGAAGCTCCTTGAATCTCTTAGCTTGGTTCGCCTTCGTAGCTTTGATATAAGCTGGAGCATGTTGCTTATAATAAGCCTTCTCAGCTAGCCTAATAGATTCAATATGACCTTGCTGATGTTCTTTGCGATAAGCTTTAGCAGCGGCTTTGCACAAAGAGCATCGGCACTTGCCCGAGGTATAGCCGGTCATAGTTCCATGCCTTGGGTCATTAGGCTTCATGTTCTAACTCCTTTGTTCGAAGTTCATAACCTGCATTTAAGCAGTTACATGTCAGACATTCCTCGCTATCTCCATCGCATGGAGTACAGTAAGGTTCAAGCTGAGAACATGAATCTTGATACTCACAGATGAGACATTGTTCCATGTGTCTCGCCTCACTCAAGAACTTGGATTTTGATCCTATAGTTATTTAGTCCTGCGAAATAGGATATGTCGCGAACATCCTCGATCATCTCTTCAACAGTCGCATACTGTTTGATGTTCGGGCGGTTCAATTCTCCGATCCATATCTTTAGCTTATATGGATAAAGCTCATTTATTCGCTGAGTCATTTCACTCCAATCAGCATTCTCGTCCCATTCAGGAAGTTGAGACGAGAGTTTGCAGATCCTGCAATTTTCACAGAAGAAGTAGCGGTCATTCAACCGTAATGTCTGTGCATACTTACCATCGCATTTTGTCTTCATTGTCTTCATTTTTTTTCCTTTCTTATCAATGAAGATGTTCCTCCACGCCTGACATCTTTCAATCCCTGAGCAACTTTCTGCGATTGGACAATAAGAATCAAAACGATGGAATCCGATTCCATCTGGAGCTGCCTTTATTTCTTTTTCAGTTGCATGGCGGAGATGTTCTTTAAGTGTGCTGGCGGCTGTACATCCCATGTCATAGCAGACGTAAGCTCTTTTACCTAAGTCTAATGTGACTCTGCCTATCTCTTGCTTGTAGCCTGGGTCATAGACAACCCAGTCACCAAAGTTGAAAGTTTTTTCTTTACTCATGGTTCTCCTTTTTTAACCAAAGAGAGAGCCACTTAAATAGCAGTTCTCTCTTCTTAGCTTTTGTTAGCAGAACGTGGCAAATCCACCTGCTGCAATGACTTGTCCATCATTGCCTCTGATGAGTTTTGTAGGTGCCAGAACATCATGTCGTCTAGCTGTTTGAGCAGCTAAAGATGAGACAATGAAGATGGTACCGTCTTCAGGTTCCGGAAGTCCGGTGACTTCCGGTTCATAGATGGTTTTAAAGATGGGAATTCCATCTATCTCATCAACCTGCTGAGTGGAGAAGGTGACTCGCGCCACCTCTCCAGATGCAGGTAAGACTAGACCGTCTCCATTTTTGAGGACGATGGTTAGGTCGTGTTGCGTCAGATTAACGAACTTCATTTTGCTTTCCTTTCTATTTGCCAGTATTTACTTTTGCTTCCATCGAGCAATGAATTATTCCAGACATAGGATCACTAATCGAGATATAGAATTTAATATTGAGCTCTGGACTAATTAATAAATCCTCGGCCGCTGTTGCCCATCCTATACACCGATAGGCTTGATCCCAGCAGGAGATCAGTTTCTCTTGGATGGGTAGTTCAAGGTCTTCGATCCAGACGTCCAAGAAATCATAAGCTTCTTGGGTTGTCTTAACGTCCTATTTCCAAGCGAAGAAGTATTGTCCTTCTTCGGACTTCTCAAATCCAACCAGATTCTTGAAGCTATTCATGTTCATATAGAATCGATCGTTCATTTTCTTTCCTTTCTAACTAAAGAGAGAGCCACATAATTGCAGCTCTCTCAAAGTGAAACATTTTTATCGACGATGACCGCCGACGAAGCAGTCATTACAGATAACCTGGCCATCTTCCGACCAGTTGTTATCTGCCTGCAACGTGCCCAGTTCAACTGGGATTCCACAATACTTGCAATCTGCCCAGCGATGTACTGGAATCAAGCACATCAAGATGCAGACAATGATGAGGCTGATGGTTGCGATAGCATTTTTCATTATGGTTATCTTTTCTACTAATGAGAGGCCATGATTTCTCATAGCCTCTCGGTTACCATATTAGTAAGTTGTCCCATGATACTGGGATGGCTTGCCTTCTTTGACTCGTTTGATGGCATCTTCGCACTGTTCTTTACAGTTCTTACGATGTGGACAATTGTCACAGCTGACAAAGTCCGTCAGATAATCTTCGTCATAAACATCATAGATAACGTCATACATAGTTTTTCCTTTCGTTAACCACAGATGAAACCGCAGATACGGGCATCAACTGGACATCCGTCGCAGCAATATCTACGCGACCCAACTACATCATGCTCGATTCGATCGGCTTGAGCTTCTGGCTAAAATCCTTTCAGGATCTTAGCCGTTTCTTTGACCTCTTCTTTTAGGTTGTTAAGCTCATCCTGATTTTCAATCCAGATTCCACAGTACAGCATGATTCTTCCTTTCGTTCGCAGGCGGTACTTATACGTCGTTTCTTCTATTCAAAACAACGTGTCTTAAAAATTTAATTGAGAGAGCTAGATTTCTCCAGCTCTCTCGTTATGTGGAGTTATGCACTCCACGTTCCTTCTGGAATAACTTCGAGGGCTCTACCGCCTTCGACGCTTTTCCAGCCTCCAGTAATAATATCTCCAACATTTACTGGATCTGAGAGCATCCAACTAAGTGGATGCCGAATCTCTCCGAGTTCTCCAGACTCGGAGTCGACAACATAGATTACCTCTAAGTTGTCAGTTACTTTGTCTACGTCATAGACAACGACGTGCTCGAACCACTGTTTCGCAACAGTGATCGATTTGCCTTCATTCTCTGCAATCTTTGCAGAAATGAAATCATTAACATTCTTCGACATGATATTTTCCTTTCTGTCGAAAGTTAATAATACTTACTTACACTCCTTTTGGAGCGAAGCGACTTACCACCACGGGGCACGTGCGCGAGAGAGAGGAGACACAAGCTACACACACGACGCATGACGGCGGAGCCCACATTTCTTTTCTATAGTCCAACGCGAGTTGGCTCACAGCTGACAAGCCGGTCCTCCCTGGAGGTCGGACGTTCGCCACTACACGTCATTCATTCCGCCTTATGCTATGTGAACAGGTGTTTAGCTTGCTAAATTCTCGTTCGCACTCTTTAGCATAAGGGGGGTATGGTATATATAGATAAATGTAGAATATGTGGAGTATGGAAGTTCCCCCGAAAAAAATTTCCCCATTCTCCAGGTTTTCCCAGGAAAACAAGGTAATCTCTCGCACGATATGGCTATCAAAAGAAACAAAGTAAGAAAATTCCCTATGGTTCCACGGGATATAAGGCAAACTCCTCCACGTTCCCCTATTGACGATCCAGTGTTACAAAGTTCAAAAACGGTGTTACTTAAAAAAATTTCACGCCATATATAACTATAGTGCGCTTTGCGCCATGTCCGCGTAGCGGACGCGCGCTCTGCGCCTTGCTGTTCCCACGGTTTCTACGATGGTGTTCACCCATGGTCCCTATGATGTGGTGTGGCTTGTGTTGCTGTTGGAGCTTTGTCGAACCTTTGTCACAGCTGTTTTCCAAGTCTCCCCCAAGCGGTGCCGACGGAAGCTGCGTCTGAGCGGAGGGGCGAAGCCCCGACCGAAGCGCAGCTCCACTCGGCCCGCCTAACCGGGGAAGCCGATCTAACAAAAGCAATCAATATATATATCTTCTACCCCAACATCAAAAGAACCAATGCAACCTCATCATCCAGGTTATCATCGGTTCTACTAAGATATATATGTTATCTCTGTTGTCTAAGTGCCCACGATTTTTGGCATGGAACTATTATGGGCGGTCAGGTCAAGATTTTTAATGAATCCACCTGCCTCCCTGACAAGGTGTGATCAGTACCCTGCGTGACCATCATCATCATTCGCGGTCTATGTGCCGTTACGATTTATCACCCGTTTTGCTTGACACGGTAAGGTAAACAGTTCCCGTGCCGATCATCACATCTAGGTCAGGTTCCATTATCGACGTTATGACCGGGTTAAAAGGCTCGAACGTCAAGAGCCGATCAATCCTGAGTTTCTAACCAGCTTCTAACCAAAGGTGCTAGAATCATTGTAACATAGTTAGAAGGAAGGAGGAAGCTGGAAATGGCATTGGAGTTCGAAGGTTTCAAGGCACCGATCTCAGCCATCGAGGATGTGAAGGCGAACGGTGTGAGAGAAGAGGTCCATGGGTTCACCCAGGATGATCTCGAGAAGATGAGCCGTGAAGACAAGGAGTTCCTGCCCATCGGTCTCACTGATGCCGATGCTTGGGAGAACTACACCGATGATCGGCTCTATGAGATGGACAAGATGGTGAGATCGTGGTTGAAGAAGACGTGGTACCACAGGACTACCAAGGGGAAGATGAAGACGGCTGTACCGCCTCTGTTCACGTTCCTCTACGGACGTCCACCGGGTCCCGCAGACTCAAGGACATGCGCTATGATGCACCGTCTGCTCAAATACTACTGCACAAGGTACACGGGCAAATCGACCATCAACAACCAGGTGTTCTCGCGCGTTTACCATTTCTCGCAATACTCTTGCAAGACGAAGAGACCGTACTCGCTGAGGCTTCGGATAGAGGAGATGGAAGATGGAAAAGATCCATTCAGACTTGGTCCCGACGATCGCCGCGACAAGCGCAAGAAGCCTAGACGAGCAAATTCTCGAAATGGCAAGAAGCAAAATGGGTCAGGTAGTAAGGATGGCGGACACGGTTCCAAGGGCTGAGTTTCCTACAGGAGCCCGCTGCGCCGCCCAACATCTGGTGTCCCGCATGTTCACCGACGCCATCTTCTCACAGGACATCAGGACCATCGAGGTCATCATCAACCGCATCGATGGAGGCAATCCTAGAGATGATCAGATGTCGAGCTTGCAGACGCTGTTCGGCGACGCCATCAACCGCATCCTTGAGATCGAAGACCCGCGCGAGCTGAAGGTGACTCCCGATGACTCTGTGATGGATGCCCTCTGCAAGAGCCTCTATGATCTGGCAGCGCAGGACATCTACCACGAGGAAGACGAGGAGGGCAACATCAAGACGAAGCGCCCGTCAGCTGAGACGAAGAAGTCTCACGAGGCAGCCCTGCGCATCATCATCGAGAGATCACAGGGTAGAAAGACCACTCCGACATTGGTCGAAGAATTGCCGGAAATAAAAAAAGCAGATTGGCTTTTGTCGTTGGATTCTTCTTCCGAAGTGGTATAATAAAGCCATGGCTTTTGCAGAAGCCAGTTCCTTTCTTTCCGTGTCTTGGGAACAGGGGCAGACGATTAGCCAAGGCCGAGTCCGACGGGGTTCGGCCTACTGCCTCCAAGAGATACGGAAGACTTAGTGACACGGAGACAATATCATGAGAACAAGAGAATTCAGAGAGTGGCTTTACGAACCGTCGTTCGAGGAGTCGGTGTGTGCCAACCCGTTCCACGACATTGCTAAGAAGGTGTTCGACGGGTATTCTTCCATGGATCCGTTCCAGCCTGATCCTGATGATGTGAGGACGAAGGTATCCCAACTGATCAAGGCCGGGCTCATCATCCTCGAAGGCGATGTGGTCTACGTCAAAGAGCACGACGACCTTCATCCTTTGAACGAGGCCATCGATCTTCTAGCATACTATCTCCACTCAGACTCAAGAGAAGCCCACAAAGCGGCAGACATCCTTGAGACGAACTTCCAGGGGTATTTCCCTGTGACCCAGCATAAGGTACTGAGAGACGCTGTGTGCGTATCCGACAACGGCATCGACCGCGTTTACGATCTGAAGACGTTGACTCAGGTCGATCCGCAGGGTTTGCTCCCGGAGTTCGGCAAGTCGGAGGTCGTTGAGGACAGGTTCTTTCCTATCGCCAATTACTTCGCTCTCATCAACCAGGCGGTAGGCGAACCGTGGTTCTTCGAGAAGATGCTCCTCTACCCGTTCACCCAGCGCATCCGCGAGAAATCCCACGTTCTCGTCGGAGGCGGCGGTAACGGCAAGTCCCTTTTCATGAAGATGGTGCAGCGCCTTTACGGACAGAAGGCGTTCACCGATGCGCCTCAGCCGAACTTCTCGGGGCACAGCGCAGGTGTCATCTCCTACAACTTCGTAGGAAAGCGCGTCGTCACCTTCAACGACGTAGGTAATCCGTCTGCCCAGTTCCTCGAATGGATGAAGCGCATGATCACCGGTAACTTGGAAGTCAAGACGCCGACGGGCCAATGGCTCTCGATTCCTTGCCGGGCGAACTTCTTCATGGAGACCAACCACACTCCCGAGATCCTGGACCTGGAGGCCCACAGGCGTCGCTTCATCATCAGGGAGTTCGACTCCGACTTCAGGCTCGCCGATTGGATGTCGCCCGAGGAGCTCGACACCATCGGCGACCGAGGCGAGGTAACGGCAGCAGACCTCGTCGTGTATCTTCTTCAAGTGAAGGATCAGATCGATGACTGGACCGAGTTCGGTCCTGAGCCTCCGTCAGAAGGCGATAAGATGGTGGAACTGGTCAAGAAGCAGATGGGAGAAGACGAATGACAATCATTGATGTTGTGGGCATCGCAACCGTGTTCATCGTTGCCGTGGTGGTCATCGTATCTAATGTCGTTATAGCCCGCTCAGGGTGCCGCATAAACCGCGAGCTATGCGAATATATAGAGAAGATGAAGGGTGAACAGACGGGAGAAGACGATGAGTAAAATCGACTCGATTGTATGCACGACGCTCTATACTGAGCTTGTGACCGTCATCGATGTCTTCAGGTGCGAAAACTGCGGGCACAAGTATGTGGAAGTCTTCGACCTCGCAGAAGGATACAAGTATTGCCCTTATTGCAAAGCCAAGGTCGGTGAAGACGATGCCTCTTAATCCATACGACACTGGAAAGCCTAAGAGGGAATATGCGAAGCTTAAGCCGAAATGGGTTCCCAAGCATGAGGAACCGAAGATACAGAAGAAGCCGCTACGTCCCATGGTCGATGCTGACTCGGTCAAGCGGGACGTCTGGAAGTGGGAAGCCAAGCTCGCGGACCAGACATCGATAGACGGCTATGTAAAGGGCATCACCATCGCATCAGCCGCATTCGCAGCAGGACGAGAGCTTATGAGGGTCTACGGCACCAATGACGTAGACGTGTTGACTGTGAGGCACCCCAATGCCGAGACCTAAATACCTACCGCCTCCTCCGCTCGAAGTAACCTTATGCCGCGACTGCGAGCACTGTCCTCCTCCGAAAGCTGTCGTCAGAGTCAGGGACAAGAAGCGCTACACTACGATATGTTCGCTCCATGGAAACTGGATCGGGCTTGAGAGCGCGACTTGCGAGGACGGGACGAACAAGAAGCGGTTCGGCAAGCAGCCGACTAAGCCGCTAAGGTCCGAGACTGGATGGGAGGATTACTGATGGATTCTACCTACCTTAGGCGTTGTTGCGATGTGGTAAGATGCTCTCGATGCGTGTACTACGAAACTGACTTAGGTTGCACGCATCCTGTGGTAAGAGCGCCCAAGAAAACGATTGGGTGCGATCACGGAGAGACATTTGAAATGGTAAGAGAAAGGGAGCAGCGTGAAGCAGAAAGAGCAGACGATTCAGATCAGGTACGGTAAGAACGCATTTCCGCCTGAGCGGCACGGAGAATGGATCGACCTAGCGATTCCTGAAGCGGTCCATATGGAGCGAGGCGAGTTCCGCATCCTGCCGTTCAACATCTCGATGAAGCTGCCTGACGGATATGAAGGCCATATCGTACCGAGGTCCTCAACGTGCAAGAACTGGGGATTGCTTATGGCTGACAGTATGGGGATCATCGAGAACGATTATTGCGGCGACGATGATGTCTGGGGCTTTCCTGCTTATGCTACGCGAACCGTCACTATTCCCGAGGGGACGAGGATCGCACAGTTCCGCATCGAGCGGATCATGGGTCCGATCAAGTTCGAGGCTGTGCCCACGCTTGGCTATGAGAATCGAGGCGGCTATGGCAGCACCGGAAAGTAACTGCTCGTACTGTCGGGGCAACGACCTGCTGTTCAAGCGAAACAATGTGAAGATCTGGGTCGATGGAAACCTCCGGTTGTTCGATCCGAAGAGCAAGATCAACACTGACATCGACATCAACTACTGTCCTATGTGCGGAAGAAAGGTTGAGAAATGTACGTCTGCGGAGTAGATACCAAGGTGCTTATTGAGAACATCGATGATAGGATCGAATATGGTCTTGAAGTTGATCGACAGACTCTTGGTGTTCTTTTGGGATTGGGAATTGACGAGTGTTACGATAGCGCTACTTGGTCGGCTCTTCGGGACCTAATCTATGAGATGAACGAAATGTGTCGAACCAAGCTAGATGACCTAGCTTGCGATATTAAGGAAGCCCCTATCGACACCAACGATCACAAACATCGAACAGAAGATGTTAATAGCAGTCCGACTTGCGACGTCAAGGATAAGAAAGATACCGAGGATCACTTCACCTACGATGATATCACGTACCCCCTTCACTACGCAGGGAACAACAAGATCACGTGCAAGGATGCCTTAAACTCCATGATGTGCCCGCTAGAAGCAGCCATCACTCCGAAGATCGGGTATTGGCTTGGCTGTGCGTTCAAGTATCTGTGGCGTGCCTTTCTCAAAGGTGATCCTAAGAAAGACCTTCTGAAGTGCAAGCAGTGCATCAACGAAATGCTTAATCTGATGTAGCTTGCTATAATTGTCTTCAAAGCGAGAAGCGGAGGAGACATCATGCCTATTACAAAGATCAATTCATACGACTCTGACGAGGTGTTTAAGCAGAAGTGCAACGAGAACTTCTCGGACATCAACGCCAGAGTCGTTTCGCGTACTAGTTCTTTACCGGGCTCTACAGTTGGTTCCACAGGGTTCGGCAGCTTTAACGACGTATATCCTATAGGTTCGGTAATTTGCACTACGAAATGGGCGGAAGACAAAGACAGTCGACTTCAAATTGGCACATGGCGTTATTTAGGATCAAGCATATTTGATGCTAATAACTCGAAAGTTTCTTATCCTGTGCAATTCTATGAAAGGATCGCCTAATGGGAGTTTGGGACACCATCTTAGATCCATCAACGCTTCTCGCATCGATAAATGAAAAGCTTCTAGATAAAGCTGATAACTTTAATCCGGAAAACTTTTCTAAAGATACCAAACAAAGAACTGAAGTTCAAAATCAATTAGTCAGTTCATACGGTAAACCTGATATGCCTGAAGATGTCGCTATGACCAGGCCGACAGTCATCAAGCCGTTAATCCCAGATAGCATCAAGAGCACAAAAGAACTTGATGAGCTAACTAAATATATGCCTTATGATGTTAAGTATTCAACTAGAGATAACATCATGCGAAACGGTGGAAATTTAAGCCCTGATGTTCAAAGTCTAGTTGCTCAGTATAGAGAGCCTCAAAAGAACTGGCTTGAGCAAACTGCTCCTAAAGCTGATGTTATTGCTGATCCTGAACACGAAGGCAGAGTCAGTTTCAATTATTCTGACTTAGATGAGTATGCGAACAATGCAGTAATGGATCCAGATACCGGGTTGTATCAAATGGCTCCTACACCAGGTAAAGGCGCCGAGCAATTGAACGATAAGATTGCCGAAGGTGTTCATTCTTTCTACAGGACTGTTGGTCGGATGCCAACGATTGCCGCTAATCAAATTTGGGGAGAGCCTGAGTATGCCTATAACATGCCATCGGGAAATAGGGCAACTATTGAAGACTTGAATAATTTCGAAGGACTTATGAACAATAGTTCTTATCTTTTGGCAAAAAATGAGAATGATGAGACTCAGCTATATGACGATCCAGAAAATGCGTATCTACAGTTGCCTAGTGGAAACTGGGTTAAGACATATGATGCTGATGAAAATTTCCTTCCTAATGTAAATTATGGAAACTCAATTGATGACACCACACTTACCTTCAATGATTCCGATGATGTTCTTCCACTTAGAGACTTTTTGGATATCGAGGAAAATCAGCAATATGGAAAGCCAGTTAAAGATTGGGAGGAGCAGCAGATTCCAGAAGAGCTTCTCCCTAACTCTAATATAACTTGGTCAGAGCTTCTTGATCTCTACGGAAACAAGGACTATACGCCGACTCAGCAAAATCTTGGCTTCATGAATCTGAACAAAGAGCGCGTAGCAAAATCAGGAGAAGACAACGGAAGTTCTCTCGATAAGATTAAGGACGCACTTCCTGAAGATTTACTTGAAGGAGACATAAGCGGAGTCCCCAAATGGTTTGCCGACGTCGGGGCCTCATCGCTTCCTTATATGCTAGGACCAATTGGTATAGTCAATGCTCTTATATCAGGTTCAGCTGATTCCTATCTAGCCAGTCGTGGAATTGATCCAAACTCGTACGATCCCGATACGAGAACTTTTGAAGAGCCGAACGAGGAAACTAATTTACAACGAGGACTTAGATCAGCCGGAGCCTTCATAGATCCGACTATTGATGCTTTCGTTGGTGTCGGTAGTGCTAAGCTAGCAAAACATAAAACTCTCCGAAATTTCGAAAAAGCAATTCAGGGAGACGAAAAAGCCTTGAAGAACATTGTCAAGGAGCAAAAGAAGATGGACTATCCGATAGTTCCATTGCTGAAAGATAGCTTAGCTGAAGGCTGGGAAGAAGTACCGGGGCAGTATTTGCAGCATTTAGGAGAGGTTAGTCCAGAGAATGCTGGTCTCAATAAGAACGAAGATGGATCATTCGACGAATCGACACCGCTCCAAGAAAGAATTGCAAACGAAGTTTTTGGACATATGGCACCAGATTTTCTTGGAGGAGCACTTTTTGGTGGAGCCTTGGGCGCAAGAAAACTTCCAGCTGCTATTATGAAAACAAAAGATTCTATGAAGACCAAAAAAGAAAAGTTCAAGGATTATCAAGAAGGAACTGAGGATCGGAATCTATCTCCTGCTATTTATCAAACCTTGAAAGATTTAGAGAAAGAGGAATAAATTATGGGAGGCTTTAGTCAAGACACTCATGTCAATGAAAATTTGGTAGGAGCAAACCGAGAGCAAAATCAGGGAAATGCTCTTGAAAATATAGTTGAGTCAGAGGCTAACAAAAAAGTACCGACTCTTGATGTTCAGGTTCCTGAAGCTCAACCTCAGGCTCAATCGCAACCTCAAGCTCAACCTCAAGCTCAGCCCCAGGCACAACCACAGCCTCCAGCTCAGCCTCCCATGTTCTTTTCTGAGGCCGATTTTCAGTCGTTTATGGATAAAGCGAATAGTATCCAATCGGCAAGAAGAGAAGAGCCCGTCGATCAAACCGAAGATCAAACACAAGGATTCCTTCGTCCGTCTGTCGTAGCAGAAGGAATGCAATCAAGCAATCAAGTCCTTTCTGAGGATGAGTTCAATAAGCTCACTCAGGATACCAATAAGAGTCTTGCTGGAGATAACAGTCTTGAGCAATACGAATGGAAAGGTCTTCCAGAAGAGACTCGCCAAGCGATTATGAGTGGAGGTTTTCTTACCGGTGACAAGCAGATGGATCAGATGCTTATCAACGGATATGCCTCCAAGTGGGCAAATGATCAAGCAAACAAAGCATATGCGCAGATTACAAATGCTCAGCTTGAAAGAGATGCTGCTGCTGGACACGCCGAGTTCTTGGCGGCTCAAGAACAAAGCGATGCAGAAAAGGCTGCTGAAACAAAGAAGAACAACGAGGACCTGATCATCGCTGGTACATCAAATCAAAGAGTCTCTGGTCCTAAGACTTCTATTAGTAATCGCGCTCTTGCAAATTCCGTTGAAGTTCGTAAATCCCAGCTCGAACGATCCCTTGATGATTATTCTGAAATGGGTAACGAAGTTCATGCTCAATTGTCTGATAATCATTCAGTGCCGATGGATTCGGTTGGTGTAGGTATTGATTTGCTGATGGCGGCTTATCTTAATGGTGGAAAAGATATTCGTAATCTTGTTGAAAAATACACAGGATTAACTCCCGAGGATTTATCAGCCAACATCCATGAACTACGATCGGCTCTGTACAAAACGTTTTCTTACAAGAACCAAATCAGAGTTCCGACAGCTAAGTATCCTGTATCCGAAGACCCATCTGCACAATCCCGTATTATTATTTGTCATTCAGGGCAAGGTATTTATGTCCATCCTATTGTCCATAAACAGTATAATGCTGACTTCGACGGCGATGAGATGAACGTTGGATTCGATGAGGAGCGAGGCGCTTCGATTAAAAAGGCTTCAGACTTCTTCCTTTCCTCAGCTAATAAAGCTTTGTTTGATCCGAGCTTTTTTGGGATGAAAAGAATCTTTGATCCAAAGAGTTTAGGCAATGATTTCACAATGGTGCTAAAAGAGAAGGATATTGTTAATTTGGTATCCAGTTTCTCTGTAACTTATTTTGACCAAAATTTTAACAATGAACTAACTTTCAAGATTTCTAATGATGAAGCGAAGAAGATTGCTCGTTTGGTCAATGAGAATTATCGTTATCAGATCGAAGCGGCTCAAGGAAAAAACGTTGAAGAACGTTCGATATGGGAAGATCTCATGAGAGAGATTACGAACTATGCTTACAACAGTGTAGCTCTTCCTTATGCTGACCAGGTAGCTTGTCGAATTTTGGAAAAGCTATACAACCTTTCTTACGATGTGAGAATCTTTGATGCTACTGTACTTGATTACAACAATCAGTATATGGGACCAATGGTTCCCGATCAGTATTCTACTGACGATTTGAAACCGATCGAGGTATCAGTACCTGATCCTCCTACAAATTTCCTTGATTTGATGGAGGCTTTCGGGATGCCGATTGGGCGCCGCGAAGGTAAAAACGTCATCTTCCGTATTACTTCTAATTTTGGTAAAGAGATCAAATCAATCATCGAGACGGCTGCCGATCCTTCTGGATGGATCTCGCCGAACCAATGGAAGTCTGTTACTGACGAAGTGTTCACCAAGATGATGTCCAGCAGGATTAGCCATGGTGATAGAAAAGTTGCCGTAAATGCCTATATAAGAAGCAGGGTCATTAGAGAAGTTGGTGTTCCTAACTTTGGTCTTATCCGCCAAGTTTCGGCGGATGGTGTTGTTACTCAGCAAGGATTTGAGGAGTGGATCAATAACTTCGCAGCTGCCTACAATAGGATGGCTAACGTCGTAAATGCTGCAAACAGTCAGTTTACTACAGACTTGAAGATCATCAACAAAACTGGTATTGACTATATTAAGACAATCAATGTTGATGAGTATGGCACTCCTCTAACTCTTAATGAACTCGCTTCTCCGTTCCTTAAAGTTTACGGTGAATACAAGATGGATCGCCTATTTGGTGCCATTTCTATCAAAGCATCCAAACGAGCAGAAATGGCCGAGGATTGGCGTGATTGTTATAACCCGGCAATACACGGTCAGTTCACTTTAGCACGATGGATTCAAGTAACTCGCTATGCTTCTGGATCTGTTACTGATAAAAAGGGGATGAACAATGTAAGTCCCAAAGCTGGCCCTGAGACTTTTATTCGAGTGCTGGCTAATCTTCGTTCAAGTTATGCTTCTCGATTCAACAAGCAATTGGAGGATGCTTTAGATAAAACCGCAAAGCAGCTTCGATTCTTTACCAAGTCGAACCTTATCAACAATCCAGATTATGTAGCAATATCTGAGGCTATGGCTAACAACCTTATGCTATTGGGTCCAGAAGTCTTTGAATATTTCGGTCTCAATACGCTCGATGGGTTCAGGTTCAGTACCTTTGGTCAAGAGCTATTGAATTGCGTAAAAGCTCAACCAGGTTACTCTATGGATCCGAACAAGGCCGCCGATAGGCTTGGCGGTGTCTGGATGAAGATAATGGCTGCATATAGGCTTGATCCGATTATGAGAGATAAGGCTGCCTGGATTAAAGCGAAGAACACTCCTGGAAAATCAGTCAAAGAAATTGCTAAGTTGAAAGAACGTTGGGAGTACAAACTGCAAGAGCTGGCATCGTCTTCCGATCTTTGGAAAGCTTTAGTCCTTGACTTTCAAAATAACGGCAATGCCATCAATGAGATTCTCCTTGGCAATATGGGAATGAAAGAGAAATGTGATAGACTCGTTTCCCTTATCGGTAAATCGGCCCCTGGACGTGTTGGATCCGATATCGACAGGAATCGCCAAAGCTGGGAAGTCCCCTCTATGTTGGTAGCAAATCCAAGAACCTTGACTATGAACAATATGTATATGACCGATTTGGGTCATGGAGCTTGGTTAGATAACTTGAGTGATCTTAGTGATCGAATGGATGGATTCGTAAGCAAGAATCTTCTTGATATAAAACGAGACGTTAAGAAAACAATGACGTACTGCCAAAACAACGGTGTAAGCATCAGTGAGTATTTCTATGACGTGGCATCTGGAAAAGTTCAGATTTCCGTTTGCGATGTAAACACGTTAGCTAACGGTTTTGTTGCCGGTATTACTCCTACTTACAAATCGACTGAAAAGGGACAAAAAGAAGCAGCAGTTAATCATGGCTACAATACCGTTTCACTAATTGAGAATGGTGATGTCTTCTCCGATCTGGCTCAATGCGATGATGCTTATTTCAATAAGATTCCTGTAGACCGGCTGATTCGTAATCAAGTTATGTTGGTTAAAATTCTTACTGACCCAACGTTTTCCGTTGACATTTATGCTGGCGACTCTGATCCGACTACTATCAACCAAGAAGTCCTTTTTGGTCATGTTTATCCTTCTGATGAAGAGATCTGGAAATTTTTGTTCAAACATGAACGTCTAGCGATGATGCTTAGGAAGACTTCGTTTAGCTCCAGTTATGATGGTGAAAGCACTTACAAAGCAGCATCGACGTTGCTAAGCACGATGCAGTCTTATAGTTCTCCAGATTTTCAGTCTGAGGAGTTGTTCAATCGAGCTCTTAATGCAGTTATCGATAGACCTTCTTTCCAGGCTGTTATGGCTATGTTCATCCCGGTAAAGGGTCAAAAAGGTTACAATGTTGCCCAGATGTACAAAGATAGAATCGAATCTGTCATCAAGGGTATTGCTATGCTCGATGGTTTTTCGTATCAAGATATCAGGGCCAAGCTTGATGAAATCGCTCCAGAAATAGAAAACTTCAAAGAAGTAATCAATGAAGGAGATCTTAATAGGGATTATGGACTCATTGGTCCAGGCCAGCTACTCGATGAGTTTGCTGAGGCTCTTGTCGAGCTTTCTTCCGATCTGCATAAGGCTGGAGTTGTTGACGAACTAGGAGAGTCATCTCTGTCCTGGGACGACATCATCTTTGAACCACAGAACCTGATCAACTTCCATAATCAGAAGCAGCTTTGGAGTGGAGCTAAAACAGCTACTTCAGTTGGTATCAACGGAGCAGAATCGCAGAGAAACGCAGCAATGGGCTGGCTTTCTACGGATGCCGGGAAAATCGAAGATTGCGGTGGTGGTACAACAACAAGAGTCTCGCTTGAGGAGGTTCAAGAAAACATCAGTGATTACAGAGGAGCTCATACTGTTTCTGGTATGGAAATCAATTCTGCAACCATTTATGATATTCAACCCGATCAAGATGGAATGATTGAGATTGTGGACAACTTCTCCTGCGAGAGCAAAGGTTGTTGCTGCCTTAAACACCAGACGGCTGATGCAACTTCGAATGAAGGTACACAAAACCAAACTACAGCTCATGGAGCCTATCTCGGAATCCTTCGTTCTGAAGGCGCTGAAGGTGGAAACCTTAAAGCAGTGTCGAACCCAGACGGAGTCGACTCCATTATCAAGATTCACATAATGGATGACTACATGAATGGGCAGTTTGAGCAGATTAAAGACAATGTCACCATACTTGCCGAGACTGGTGCAATTGGAGAAGCTCGAAAGATGCTGGCTAAATCTATGCAGGAGTGGAACTATAGCTGTGGATATGATCAATTAGGTCTTCAGGATTACTACAATCTAGCGCACCTGCTCATCAGGGAAACAGAAGATGGTGTTCGTATTGTTTCGGTTGAGCAGTTGAATCAGATTATTTCTGAGATTTCAATTCGGCTTCAGAAAGATCCTAAGTTCAAACCAAAAGATGATGACTGGTCGGTGGTATTAAACGAAGCTCTTGAGAACTGGAAGCCAAGAGGTAAAGTTGATATCGAGAAGGTACTCAACATGATCGAGGTTCCAAGTGTTTCGAACGTTTACAATAAAGGAATCTATCCTTATCTGTCTTCGTTTGACCGAAACGTTATGCTGATGGATGAGCTGACTGATAAGTATTTCCAACGAAATCCTAATGCTCGTGCATATTCGAAATATGAGCTTGATAAGATCGCTCTGGCAATGGAGCAGAAACACTATAAGACTCCATTTGCTGCTTATGTTAAGTCTCATAAATACATACCAGCCAAAAAGAACAACAAGAAGAATACCGCTGAAGATCAGAACGATAAAAACAAAAACGAAAAAGAGATGGCGAAGAAAAAGGAAAAAGGAAAAGTTATCGAGAATTATTATAAGAATACCTATCGATTCTTTGGGTATTGTTCGTTGAATAATCTTGATTACACCGAGTATCCTGGTCCCAATATTGCTTGGGTTGTCGACAATTCGGCATCTCCTTCCGATGTTGAGAAAATGATTGAGATAGCAAAACTTAACGGAAACACTGTCTTTTTTGAAGAAAAGCTTCGCCTGGATTCTCAGGAAGTTATTTTCGATGAAGTTCAGAATGGGTATGCTCGAATCAACTTAGGAGATAAAAAGGGTAGAGGTTACGTAGTTTCCTTCTTCGATCTCCAGTTGAACGGTCCGGCAAATCCTGAAGGATCTTTCAATGTCGGCGAATCGCGTTTTAGGCCAGAAGAGCTTGCTAGGTTTGTTTCTGATGAGCTTAATGAAAACAGAAACGGTGATGCTGGCCTTACTGTTACAGAACACTATGCCAATCGTCAGAGAGTTCGAGCAACGAAACGCGAGGAGTTCTTCTGTCAGAATCTGTTTAGAGAACTGATAGATGATGGTATGTTCAATTTCTCCGTAAGAATAGCCTCTGTCGCAGATATTAGGCAAATGCTTGAATGGGGACAGAATGGTGGTCCGGGATTCTGTATTGGAGTTGACCCTGATAAGTACCCTAAGGAGAGGGATCGCTTTTACGAAGCTGTTGCTAGATATTTAGCAAGACTTGATGAAGTATATGATGACGGGTTCCTACCTAGTGCTAGACCCGATGATATTATCGGATGGGCTATTGCTACAAAGGTAAATAAAGCTGGAGAGGCAGAAGATTACTGGGCCCCCATCCGCGCCTTCGACATCTATAGAGGCGAGGGCTCGTTCTCGGAATTTGACGTTGATTCGGTAGAATCACATATCAACGAGCGAGGATCTATTGTGGTCAACTACTCTATCGACACGTCGGTGCTCCATCATCAATTCAAAATTTTCCAGGATGGTATGGCATCTAACAAGCTAACAAGCGATGGCGAGCCCATGGAAGATCGTCAGTTGAAAAATGGAACTTACCTCGATGGATACTTTAGCAAGGAATCTACTGAATCAAGAGAGTTGCTTTTGGCTAAAACAAATCCTATATCGACTCTTATGTGGGAATCCCGCCTTGAACCTTATCTGTATAATCTTGCTGAGCTTACGGATACCTTCCCTAATAATCCAGACTTGAAGCAAAAGCTATTGAACGGCGATCAAATCACTTTTGATGAATGGAATAAGTTCCTAGATAACGATGGAGCATTCTTCTCTGAGGCTTATATTTGGAACAATCCCCAGTGGGGTGATCAAGGTTCGGCAATTATGAACGCCTTCCTTAAACAAACTTGCCAGAAACTTATGAAGTGCGGAGTTGATCCAGCTACCTTCCTAAGTTCGAGAAACCAAACAGAAGGTCCAACTTACAAGTTCTTCAATTGGAACATCATGTATAAATCTTCCAACGCTTTCAAAGATTGTATGCTGGCGTTTCATCATTCGATGAATCCGTATCTCTGTCCTGAATATAGCTTAGCTGAATACAATGGAGAACTGTTCAACGGTGAGCTTATGGTAGAAACCCCATTCAGAGGAACAGATGGAAAGATTCACTATCGTTGGCAGTATATGGTTACTGGTCTGCATTTCCTTGATTCTCATTTTGACTCAATGACTGGATTGGCTACTACCGGTAAAGTTTTCAGCGTACCCTCTTTGAACGCTATGACCCTTGGAGGCAGACCGTTGCGAAAAGATGAAGTTCCATATTATCTTGATTGGCAGAATAGAAACAGAAATGAAAATCAATCTGACGTATTTATTACTACAGATACTGATATTCTGTAACAAGCAAGAGAAGGAGAAAAACTATGCCCGGTAAGATGAGCGATGCGGTAAATGCAGCTATATCTAAATTAAATAATCAAAAAGGTAGTATTGGAGATATTACTACTGATAAAGGTTTTAATCCAAATGACCATGCATTCGACGGCTCAGATATACTTGCCGAGGTTTTGCGTAGGCATCAAGAAGGAGCTGGAGGGAGCAATGCCGGCGTAGCTCCTGATGCAAGCGCTCCTAAAATTGAGGCAGAAGCTGCAAAAAAACCAGTGGTTCATTCTACTGAGGAAAAGAAGCAAGCAACAGATTCAAAAGAAACTGACAAAGAATCAGATCGTCAAAATGAAGCTATCAGGCAAGACGATCATCAAGCTAACAATGATGAATCTGGGTTGGCTCCTAAAGTACAAACCTCCGAAGGGAGAGCTAGAGGAACCAGCTATCAAGATGCTGGTAGCAGTACGGCTCCTCCATCTGTTCCAATTCTTAAACCAAGAACAACACCCGAAGAAGGATCTGATGACTTTGTTGGGCCGGTTAAGAATGTTGCTGCTTTAAGAGCATATGCACAGAGGCAGGCAGAAAAAGCCAAAAAGACGGCTCCAGCTACAGCTCCAATGACTGAAGACTTGCGCAAGAAGATTGCTGAAGCTGTTGCGAAAAAGTCGGGATATAAGAAAATGGGTCAAAAAACCCAAGATTATATGAACCGTCAAGCTTTGACCGATGCCAAAAGAAAGCAACTTGTCGCTCAAAGGAAACTTGATAAGGTAATGGGCGATAAAGAAAATTCAGCAGCAAAACCGAAGCAAAGGTTTAATTTCAACAAGCTATCGGACTTGATGAAAGAGAAAACGAATAAAGACAAATCTAATGAGGTCGGACTCTCTAAGGACGATTTAGAGCTTTTTAGTGTCTTTCAAAACGGCAAAATCATCGCTACGAAGATTCGCCTGAAACAAAACGAGAATGATCCAGAAATAGTTAAGGATGCTAAGAAAGCTACAGAGGTAACTGTTCCTTACAAAATTTCCTCTAATGCTCTTATTAATGAAGAAATCCTTAACAAGGTTGAGTCAAAATACCAGAAGAATATCGACGAACTTTGGCAGACGATGGAAGACGACATGGAAATCAGAACTCGATCTAACGCCGAGAGGAGAGCTGAAGAGGCATCTCAAGCAGTTGCTGAAAAAGAAGAGAAGCTTACTGGTAAGAAGTCAGAAGCAGAATTCAATAAGTATGAACCCAATCTTTCTTATTTGAAAAATGTAGGAAAGGTTCAAGAAGAGGCACCTCAAGCTAGGGATGTTCCGACTAGCAAAATTGCGGACAACTTGAAAAACGAAGATACGCAAACTGATACAGCCATTGATTGGCTTCAAAACAACGTAGACATCGGAAGTGTTGAGGTTAAACATAACCGAGATGATGAGGTATCAAAACGTACAAAAGCCATCAAAGATTCCTTCAGAAAAGGTTTTGGTGTTAAGTCTGATGTAAAAGTAGAAGTAAACGTAGATCAAGCAAAAGAATATCTGCAAGCAAATACTGGAGCAGCAAAAGGCACAATTCGAATTCCTGGGTTGATGTCCCGCAAAACCTATGAAGGGATCAAAGAGCAAGGCAAAGACGAAGCCAAGAAAAAGAAAGAGAAGATAAAGGCTGCTCAAGACAAAAGAGTCAGTATCGAGAATCAGATCCAGGACATCAAGGCAAAGATCAAAGAAGCGAAAGAGAACACAGAAAAAGACGAGTTTGATAACGCCCAGATTTTCACATATGGAGCTCGACTTAGCGATCTAACAAAACAGAAGAAAAAAGCTGATTCCGAATACTTCAGCTTGGTCAACAACGGTAAGTTCAAGGGAGTGAAATTTACTGGTGTAGCAAACAAAAAATTCAATGAACAATTGAAGAACAAAAAAGCAGACAACAAGAAAGACGACAAAGATACAAAATCTTCTTCCAGAATTTATTGGAGCCAAAAGAAGAAAAAAGAAGAACAAGCCAAAAAGAATCAAATGAAAACAGTTACTTTGCATGATGAAACTTTTGAGCAAGAGTTAGTTTCTGCTTGTAGATTCTTCGGCTGGGATCCGGAAGATGAATCTAAAAGAACTCTCGCAATGAAGTGCGCTGTTCTTTACTGCGGTATTTGCATTGATCGAAAAGGTAAGTTGTTTGATAAGAAGTTCAACAATTATTACCTTGACGATAAAGTCTACATCGACGCATGGAATCAAATGAAAGCAAACCAACAAGCGCATGGGTTTCCTTTTCTCTATGCAAATACTAATTATAAAATTGGTGGAAACTATCGCTTCCCCATGACCATGATGTCACCTGATATCTTAATGGCACTTACTCAAAAGGGAGCATTACTTGAAGGCTGGACTCCTTATGCTGTGGCAAAGCGAGGTTATAACGAGTTCTTGAACAAAGTAGCGCCTGCCATGTCAGTCAATGCAAAAGAAAATCAGAGACAGGTTATGCAGGATCTCTTCCAGTTTGTTGCAGGTGAACTCGGCGATGCTCATCTTGATTCAGGTATAGCTCCTCGCGATTACTTCTCGATTAACGAGGCTTTCGATCCTTTGAACGATTATGCGATGCTGTTCCCGAATACCGAGGAACTTGTGCGCAACAATGAAAAGTGCAGACAGCGAGCATTAAGAGCTCAAGATAGAATTCAGTCGAAGAACACCAGAACAGTCAAAGGCGCCGATGGTTCATATCGAACCCTCAGAGACATTGCCATCAACTGCCCAGACGTCTTTGCAGAGGTAGTCAAAGTTCAGCGCGCTCAATCCCTTATCTTCGATATCACACTTGGAGCATCTTCTGCTCTTGAGCATTTGAAAGGAAATTTCTCTAACTCAATGGCGGCAAAACTCATGCTTGCTGATATCGGAAAATCAGGTCCAACTGCTGCGACTTACGAGATTGCTAAAAGTAAAGAGTTCCAAGATATTCTTTTCGACGCCGTCCATCTACTCCAAATCGGAGGAAAGGATGGATTAAACTTTGCCATTTCCCAAGGATATACACTTGGCAGAGGAGACGCTCGGGAATACGCTCGAAAATTCCTTGTGTCAAAGGGTTTGTCGGAGAAGGAATCTGAGGATTACTTGAACATGTCCCCGGCAGAGCAAGCTGCTTTCCTGAAGCAGAACCAAGGAAAAATCCAATTGTGGATTAACCGATATTCGGATTTTGCTGCTAATTTCGCTACCGGCGAATGGGTTTGCAAGGGAGGAGACTCTAAACGCTTTGTCGAGTTCCTTGCATACAATACCCAGAAATATGCAGACCATGGTGGAATGAACATAACTCCAGAACAAATGGAGCGAATGCTCATGCAAAACCCGCAGCAAACCATCACGCAGTTGATGCTTAGGCCCGAGGGGATGAACTCTCTCGTTATGACGATGGACTCCACTATTGGTGGAGTGAATCCTTTTACTGATTTTTGGGATGAGTTCATGGCTCGAAAAGGAATAGCAGATATTGCTTTTGCAAACTTTGTAACTTTGTTCCCTAAGTATGGGTTCATGGCAATAGGCAAGATCATGCCAATGTCTCATACCGGTATGTATCTCGCATCAAAGGGATACTATGCAACGAAGTCAATGCTAATGGGCGGTGTTAAAGCTGGAGATATTCACGAAGCAGATACGAAGGATCGTCTTGACACCCTTATCGGAGGCAATGATTCTTTCATTAAGGGCTTGATGCAGAACGTTATTATGGACTTTGCCCAGCTTGGAACAAACGTAATGATGTTCCTTATCGAGGTTGGTTTCCTTTTGCTTACCGGAATCAAAGAACCTCCTGAGGACGACAAGAAATATGTTTACGAAGAGTGGAGACTGTTCACGAACATCATAGACGGCGGTGTTGCTATCAAACAAAACTGGTACCTCAATGAGTTCTTTGGAATCATCGGCGGTCCTGCTGCCGTGGCTGCTGCTGGAGCACTTGCTGGAGCAAGCTCTGACGTTGCTTTCAAAACGTTCAAGTCTGGAACCTATGAGGTAATGATGAACACTGGTGTTTCCCAGGTTACGAAATTCTGCGAATGGATTACCGACTTTGATCAATCTATGGTCATGGCACAGATCGACGGAAACAACAGCAACAGGGCTATTGGTGGAGACTATCTAGCCAATCAGATCCTGCTGACTTTTGCAAAGGGAGCTGTAAGCACTATCGAGCCTCGATTCATCAAGACTCTTTATAGTTCTCATTTCTTTGGTTCTCAAGATAACCTCGCGCATTCGACATCTCAAGTTTACGATCCCGAATCGGAAGATGGAAGAACTATTCCAACGACGATGATTGACAGCATGATTCGTAGGTGGACCTACAATGACCCTGGTGCTGCCTTGGTTATGAACACCATCACAGGAAACTGGTGGAACGAGGATGCAACTGGGTATCTTCGTGAGCAAATGCCTCTGATTACCGAGACTGATCCGACAAGTTCTATCTGGCAAAAACGATTCAGCGAAGTAGATGGAAGGGAGATTACCTGGGACTCTTCTGATGAGGATAAACAGATTGTAGTTGATCGCGTCCTTGATGCTTACAACACTTACGGAGGTATTCAAGGCATGGTAAATGCGGGTATCGTTGTTCCGTACGTTACTCGATACTACGTAACTTCTTACCTTCAGGCTCAGAAGAACGCCAACTGGAATGCTCATTATGAGAGACAATACTCCCGAGGAGGATTCTCTTCTAATGAGGAAAAGGAAGCTTCGGTTGAAAACGTACAGAAGAGCAATGCAGCTCTCGACCAAAAGATTCAAGAATTCAAAGATAGTAAGCTTCCTTATTCAGCCTACAAACTTCATCGCTATGAAACTGATTACTGGAAAAACTATTATGCAGAAAACGAAAATGGAGAGCGAGAGTATCTAACTCCCGATGAGTACCTTCTCAGAAAGCTCTCCGGCGACGACTCTGTTGTTAGAAACAACTACGCATCAGGCGATCATAAGTCGGGACTGCCTCCTTACCTTATGGTTGACAATGATGCTGCTAGTAACTCTTTGGCGCCTTGGTATAACAAGGAAGCTGGGTTTGATCGAGACCAGCTCCTCTCTGACATCGGAAACGAGAAGATAGAATTTGGTCAGAATAAGGGAAAGACTCTTGCTGAAACAATCGGAGCAGGCGACGGTGAGTGGGCTCCGACAACAGGTTCTCGTTCCAATGTTTCTGTAAAGAACCCGTTTAGCAACGATTATGAATGGCCTAAGCAATCAGACCCGAATCTTTTCACTGGAAACCTTGGCGAGAACGGCAAGAATAAAACCAGTGACGAATGGAAGCAGTCGAACAAATCCGGCACTAATGGATCGTCGGCTGGTTGGGGATATACTTCATCTCGTAGATACAGCAGATCTGGCGGATCTAGCCGAGCAGCTTCTCTCTACTCTCACCCGGCTTCTAGCCTCAGCACTGATCGACCTGTTACTATGTATAGCAAGAACAGAAACTACACGAGGTACGATTACCTGCGTCCCGACTTCGAGACCAAGGGTAGCCGCGATGCTTACAAGAGATCGGATATCTAATGGACAAAGAGCTTAAGTGGAACATCGACGTTGAGAAGATTAAAGACAAGAGGCTTTCAAAAGTAAAGGCTCGATATGATCAAGCTCGCTCGCAGATGATGCAGCGCACGTATCATCACGAGCTTTACGGTCTGCTTGCGAAGAACAAGTCCATCCATCAGTGGTCTACGAAGAAAGGCCAGAGCAAATACTTTAGCGAAGGGTCTACCCAGTACATCCTCCGCAAGGTGCTCGCTGATACCATTCAGCGTATGCCCGACGGAGAGCTAACCACGCAGTACGACAAGTCTACGTGGCAACACGTGATCACCCAGTATCTGTTTGAAAACAAGGTGATGTGGTCGGAGTACGAGGGAATCGACATGCTCTCGAACTTCACCAATACCTTCAAGATGTCGTTCATCTATGCCTTCGCTCCTGTACGGACTGGCTTCGAGAGGGATGTCGATGGAGATATCCGAATCTCCTACAACCTGGAGAACTGGGCGGACGTCTTTGTTGATCGAGACTGTCGAGACATCCGCCGACCAGCTGTCGTCTACCATCGCAGCTACCTCTCGAAAGACCAGGTGGAGGAACTTCTCAATGAGGACGGCTCGGTTAAAGACTCGTCCTATTGCGAGGATACTATCAAGTACATCCTCGATCATGATATGTTCGGTGCTAAGCAATGGGAGTCTGAGAAGCTTTCCGATAAGATGAAGAACTCCACGGCGCTTCAATCGATCGAGCTTGTTACAGAGTACAAGCGCGGAGCTTCTGAGTTCGTCACGTTTGTTCCTGGACTCAATGCTCCGCTTCGCAAGGTGAAGAACTATGACCCTCGCAAGGGTCTGCCGTGGAACTTCTTCGTCCTGGAGCCTGACCCCGACTTCCCGCTTGGAGTCAGCCAGGTTGAGTTTCTCCTATCCGATCAGCAGTTCAACGATCTGTTCCAGACCAGTGCCTATAAGAATCTGCTCCTCGCAATGGAGCCGCCTATCATGGTGTCTGGTTGGGAAACCAATCCGTCGTCCTATGTATTCGAGCCTCGTCGAATCTGGAACCTTGGCAACAATCCGAACCAGGTGAAGGTAGATCCGGTCAAGATCGACAACACGGTTCTCAACAATTGGACGACCACACGCGAGGCTGTAGCCTCCTCGATGCTCCGCAACCTGAATGTCATGGACGGCACCATCGCGAAGGACTCCGGCACATCGTTCTCCAAGACGGCTCCTGGCGTGAAGGCTCAGCAGGAGGCCAAGACCATCAATATCAACCAATATCAGAAGAGGCTTGAGAATTTCATCTCGCAATGGGCTACCCAAGCTCTTCAGATGTACATCTCTGCAATGGGTGGCGAGCATGACATCACCGTCGATGAGGCGACAAGACGCCGTCTTTTCGATATCGGATGCGACGATATGATCACCATCGATGGCAAGGTCACTGTTGATTTCGATGAGCTGTCTGCAAACCAGCTTCGCTATCAGGTTCGCGTGGGCTCTCTGGTTCAGCTCAAGGAAGACCAGGAGCGTGCAGCGCTTTCCGAAGTTGCGCAGCCGTTTGTGCAGAACCTCAACGGATGGTCTGAAGAGAACCGCAAGGTTATCGAGAACGAGGTACTGCTACCGATTGCTAAGCGACTGCTCGAACTGTCCAACGTCGATATCGCTCAGACGATGGCTGACAGTCTGTCCACGCAGATTGCGAAGACTATGATGGCCGACATGCAGAATCAGATCGACCAGCAGGGTGCCGTGCAGCAGCAGCAAGGACAGCAGATCGCAGACATCCAGAACCAAATGCAGGAGCAACCCGGGGCCATGCCCCAGGAGCCCATACCCGAGGGATCTCCTTCGGGATTACCACCGGTCGAGGGCGAGGCTCTATCGCCAGGTGCCGAACCCTCACCGACCAGTTCAAGTGAAACCCCAGGTCAACAAGTAGTTTCTCCTGAGGATTTGCTTGAATTGTAGCGTGAGTGAGATAATATCCTAAAACCTGGCGACAGAGCACAATAGGCTAATAGAAAGGAAACCAACATGGGAGCACAGCCTATCTCGCCGCAGATCTGGAACAAAGCGGCACTTACCGACAACCGCCTCCTTCCGGCGCGGTATTCCATCGGTATCTTTACTGGCAAGGGCGTTAATATCGCCAACAACGAAGATGCGTATGCCTACGATGACATCCTCGTATCCGACCGAATCTTCGACTATGATGACCGTCGTCTTAACGGTCTGACCGGCCCCGGTTCTTCCGAGGTTACTGGTCGCGACGGCTGGGGGGCATCTGCTTACGGCCCGTTCCAGACGGTCCGCTTCACCCGTCGAGTCTTCACCAGCGGTCAGCATAAGTCGATCGCATGGCGAATCTTCGATGAGAAGCAGTATTCTGGCGGCATCGGTGAGTGGGGTAACGCAACTACCTCCAACGCTTACACTGGCGGCGAGGCGTACCTCTCCACTGCTGAGACGATCAACAAGGCGAAGGCCATCTGGGACAAGGAAATCCTTGGTCCGCATATCGACAAGTACAACTTCTTCGCGATCGCCAACGGCCATATCTCCGGCCGCTTCGTGCAGACCCATGCAAACGAAGGCCGTATGTTCGATGGCGAAGGCCAGTGGATCGCGTCCCCTGGTCCTTACGAGGGTCTGTCCTATCCGCCTGAGTTCGCGCCTATCAAGGCGATCGAGTGGGATAGCGCCAACGTCCGCCCGATGCTGAACGCCATCGACGTGGCATGGACCAACCTGTTCATCCCTGAGGACAACCGTGTCATCCTCCTCGATAAGGCATACAAGGATGACCTGCTCTCCAACCTCATCGGTATGCCTGGTTCCGTGCCTGCTACCGAGAAGGCTTACGATGCACTCGTCGAAGGCCGCTTCGAGCGTTTCTACGGTTGGGACTTCGACTTCTCCATCCCGTCTCAGTATTACCCGAAGGTCTACCTCGATGCGAACAACAACGTCGTCCACAGCGAAGACGGCAACGCTGCGTTCGATATGGTTATGAACTCCATCAAGGCTGAGGACGGTGTGCTCAAGCTTCAGAACGAGCTTGGTGCTGCTTCCCGAGTCCGTGCCACGAACTACTTCGGTACCTACTTCGATCCTGAGACCAAGCAGTTCAAGAACGAGGTAACCAACTATACGCTGTCCATGCCGTCCGGTGAGCCGTACTACGGCGATGCTGAGCGCTACGACAACGCGACCCTGACGAACGACTGGAAAGTTCAGAATATCACCGACTTCCCGTGGCAGGGCTTCCCCGGCCAGGGTATTAAGAACCCGACCGGCCCGGTCAAGCCTATTACCCGTCGTCAGGTTATCGGTATGGCGGTCTATCGTCCTGCTGCTCAGCTCGGCGAGGAGTACGGCAACATGGAGACGGAGCGCGGCGGTACTCGCGGTAAGTTCACCGAGCTCGTGTTCGATATGAAGCATGACGCCTGGGTCATCCCGCAGTACTCCCATGGCATCCTCCTCATCGTCGATGCTGAGGAGAACTCCAACAAGCCCGCTATCAACGTCCGAGTTGTTCCGCCCGTTGATGAGGTTGAGGCTAAGGTTACTGCGATCAAGGTCACTCCGACGACTCTGACGCTCACCGTCAATCAGGAAGCCAACCCGCAGGTTACCGTAACTGGTACCGGCAAGTTCGATAAGACCTGGACCGCGTACTCCAGCGCAGCCAACATCGCAGAGGTCAAGCCTGACGGCAAGATCACTGCGAAGGCAGCCGGCAACGCGACCATCACCTATCGCTCCACTGGCGATCCGACCAAGACGGCAACCATCGCTGTAACGGTCAATGCAGGCTAGTTGGTAGTTGAATACGGGCAACTGCTAACAGGAGGGGGTTGGGAAACCGGCCCCCTCTTTTGAGTGAAGAAGGGAGATGCGATGGCTGACGTTACCGACGAGCAAAGACAAGCTGCGAACAACCTGACGACTATTGCGAACTACAATGCGCAGTCAATTAAGAACCAGCTTGCCCAGCAGCTTGAGAACTACGACTTGGCCGATAAGCAGAACCGCGCCCTTGCCGATACAGAGAAGAACCAGTCCAGCAAGTCGGCAGCAGCCGATCGATTCGCTCAGAACAAGAAGCTGCAAAATGCAACCAGAGGTCTGCTTGGCACTGTGGGTAGTGGCCTTTACGGTTCGACGCTGTACAATATCATGGACATGCTCCGAAACCGTCAGGATCTCGACAGCCAGGCGACGCTCAACACGCTTCAGCAGAACTGGGATACGGCTGAGAACGCATATAATGAATCCGCTAATGCGAACGTCTTGTCCCGAAACGATGCTGCAACCAATGCGGAATATGCGTTGCGTGGCATCCAGTCAGATACAGCAGCTCAGCTGAACAACATCAATCCCGACCTGTTCGTTGCTCCTGGCGAGGGAGACACCAACGTCGGTGCCGATGGTACGGCTGCGGACAATAAGCATGAAGCGAACCTGGCGAGGATGAGCGGGTATATAATGCCAAGTAAGAATCAGATCGAACAGCAGACTAAGCCTCGATCTGTTACTAAGAACTCTTATTTCAACAAGCTTATGAACGGATATAGGGGGTAGAACAATGGAGAATATGGATGATTTCCTGGATATGTTCCTGTCAATGACTCCTTCTCCGGAGCCTGAGATCATGCACGGTGGCAAGCCAGAGCACGCAGGTCACGACCTCGATGACGAAGACGAGATCAAGATGATGCTCAAGAAGATCATGTGCATGCTCGCTAAGCTCCATCTCGACGATATGCCCGAGCCTAAGGAAGGTGACGGCATCGACGTGCTCTACAAGGAAGATGGTGAGCCCGACATCAAAGGCGCTTTCAAATCCATCAAGGGCGTCATCAATGGCGATCCGTCTGAAGATAAGGAACCTGAGAAAGATTCCAAAGAAGAGAAACCCGAGGACGAGGACAATAACGAGAAGAAGTCCCCGTTCCGCAAGGCTCGAAAAGGAGGTTTCTAATGGGATTCAAACAGACTGTGAAAAACGCTAAGAAGGCAGCAAAGAAGAAGTCTAAGAAGTGCTGCAAGTAACCTGAGGAGGAACCATGTCGAGAGGGCTTACTATAGCCGAACTTGTTCAGCAAGTTTACTACGCCATCTACAAGGTCCGCATCGACGTGGACGAGGGAGTGGACGGCGCCTTTTCTTCTAAGACTGACAAGTTCAAAGAAGTTGTAATGGAAGCTAACCTTGTTCTTCAGGAGTTTCAGAAGGAGCAGGATTGGAATTTCCTTCGTGACCGATGGGAGATTGGCTGGGCTTTTAATCCGCACCATGGGATTCAGGAGTTTCAGATTCCTCCTGATGTCTACAAGATCTGCTCTGGGTTCAATGACGCCGTCCGCCTGCACAACCACGGCGGCTTCCTCGAAATTCCAATCACGTCTCCGCGTTCTGGCAACCACAGTGATGTAGCTATGTTCGATCAATACGGGCAGCTCGATGTCCACGATAACCGAGTCAAGGCGTTCGTTGTGGGCGATACGCTCACTTTCTCGCGTCCTTGGCAACCTATTGAGCTTGGCTCGCTTATAGAAACTGACGTAATTTCTACTGTGCAGCCGCTGCACATTTGCGATGACCGATGCTCCGATAACTGTCCGAAGGCGTATAAGGAGCGAGTTCTGACCTGGTGCCCCGACCCTCTGTACTTCGTGTACAAGATCGCATCCTACCGTGCTGAAGGCGATCCGTCCGTCTCCGAGATGGTGGAGAGCCTGACTAACAAGGCCAAGATGATGCTGTCTGCTATGCGCGAGAACGACTCAGCGCACACCGTTCCCGATACCTACCAGACTGCACACCTCGGGTACATCGAGGTGATCTGATATGGCAGGCAAGGCATCTTCTAAGAAGAAAGCATCTGGAGGCGGACGGCCCAGAAACTCCGAGCCTCAGGTTCAGGTTTTCAAACAGTTCACTGGAATGAACATTCAGGAGAACCAAGCGGACTTCGATTCATCTGGAATCTTCCATGACCAGGCCGATCTCCAGATGACATATATGGAGATTCAGAACAACGTAGCTGTAACCTCGATGAAGACGCTGGAGACGGTGAACAAGACTGTGGAGAGGTTTCTCATCCCTCCAACAGGCACTGAGTTCACTGGCCCCATCGTCAACATCGGGGCTTATATCTATGCAGCCACAAGCAATAAGCATACTTCCGAGTTCGCGATCTATAGGACTGAGGTTCTTAATCCAACGAACTGGACTAAGATCGAAGTCAAGAGCGCCGTTTCAAAACCAGAAACGATTCCCGGCACAACCGAATGGACTTGGATCGGCCTTGTCGGCGGGTACATCGTAGCGCTTACCGCTTTGAACAACATCTTCATCAGCGAGTACAAGGAAAACGAGCCGATCAATGACTTGAGCTTCTATCCTAAGATTGAATCTCCTGACAAGAACAAGCTCACCATCTATGCAGACCCCTGGGTATATGGAAGACAATATGCTCTGTACCCACGAGGTTCTCTTAAAATCAAAGAGGTAACCGCTATCGATGAGGCTCCTCCTGCTGATATGCAGTACCGTATCGGAATCACCTATACGCTCTGCAACGTGTTCGGACCTACTGAAGCGGCTCCTATCAAATACTATTGGGTAAATAAGCCGACAACCGAATGGTCCTCATCCTGCTACCTGGCTATCGACCATAAGGCTGATAAGGCAGATGGTTTTAATGCAATGGAATTCTACTACGTTGAGGGAGAAGCTCAGGACCCTGCATTTTTCTACCGTCTTGAGTTCGATCTCGATGGGCCAGATCCTCGCATGTCCTTCCATTGGGATGGCTATAACACAAATACCGATATGTGGGCTATCGCGAACCTTTCCGTCCCGACGAAGAATTACACAGCTGGAGTAGCGGCTAAATACGCCACGTCTATCGATGGCCGCGTTTACTTCTGGGGCAATGTCGATAACCCAGCCAGGCTCTACATCGGAGGCAACCCAGGTAACGAGCTGTCTATCTCCACTGGCACAGGCGGCGGTTTCGTAGACTGCGACCCCGGCCAGGGAAACAGGATCAAGGTTGTCGTCAAATACAAGACGCAATCTGGTAACAACATCGTCACGCTGCTTTGCGACAATCCGAACTCTCAAAAAGAGTTCCGCTATAATCTTGTTGAAAACAATGTCAGCCTCTCCTCTGAGCAGTCTGTCAAAGGATGGCAGGCTGAACATGTCTCAGGCGCTGTTGGATGCAAGTCTCCTTATGGTGCTGTGGTGGCCGCAGATGGCCTATACGCCGTGTCTAGGTTCGGTCTGGCTCTCACTACGCTTACGATGGAATACAACTCTCAGATCCGTGCTCAGTACGTCTCAGACGCTATCGAGCCTGTGTTCACCGACCAGATTGGACACGAGTTCTCCTACACTGTGCTCATCGAGATGAACGACAAGCTCTACCTCGTGTTCGGCAGCCATGCCCCTGAATCCCTCGGTGAGAACTATCTTGAGGGAATCATCTTCTGCTACGATATCGACGGCAAAGCCTGGTGGACGATGACGATGCAGAACGAGGATCCCATCATGTCCATCGTGCCGCTCGATTACGAGTCGGCCCGCGAAGGCTTGATGTGCCTCACAAAGAACTACGCGAGCTTCATCCCGCTCACGAAACCTGACAAGCCTGAGGATGATCCTGTCGATTTCTATATGCAGTCTGGTCGTATCGGCGTTACACAGCCTCTCAACGGGTTGCAGAACCTTGTTCAGCTTGAGTTCAGGTTCGACTACTTCTGCGGTTCAATGGAGATAAAGCTGGTTGGAATCGACCAACTTGGTAGGAAAGTTACCACAACCAAGCGAATAAACCACGAAACACCGGTTTATAACCTCGCTGAATACATGCGAGTCGATCTGAAGCTTGAGAGCTATACCTTGTCTTTCAGGGGCAAAGCTCGATTCAGGATGACTCATTTCATGGCTAAGACCTTCAACCTCACGAACAAGCGAGGTATTGTCTGGGGCTTCGATTCCTCCCAAGGACTGCACTCGGACAACGACATCCGAGTTTATATAAAAGACTACAACGATCTGAAGCAAGCAATCATCCCGTAAGGAGGAAACGAAATGGGTTATCGAAGAATCAAGCCGCCTGAACATCATCACCGTCGGGATATGGATAACAAGACGACTGGCGGCGTTATCTTCCTGGAACCTGGAACGACTGCCAAGTTCTCTATTCCCTGCTGGTACCGTATGGTAGGCTGGCCTATCCAGGTCCACGGGCACAACCGAGACTTTCACGATTGGCTCGGCTGGCCTACGCCAGACCATCCTGACCACAGCTGCCAGGAGTGGGATTACGACCACTCCTGCTGTCGTCACGGCCACGCTCACTGCGAGCTGAAGAGATGCCATGATTACATCGACATGTGCAAGCTTTACCCTATTCATCTCAAGAAGGAAGGGTATGTCATCAGCTGTGAAGTTTCCGATATTCCAGTTCCTCAGAACATTTACCTGAGATATATGGACCTCATCAATTGGGAACAGCCTAGTGAAACCGATTTGAAAAATGCATTCGATAAGATGAGCGAGGATGAGTTCCACGCTTATCGCAAGTGGTACATTTCTCAGAAGATGCACGTCTCGGCCGAACCAACGATCAGAAAAGGTTCCGATTGGATCATCGATGTCAGAGTTAATGCAATCATGGCAGAAACTGAGATGTTCCCATTCGATGAGGCAGAGAAGATCGTTACTGTTGTCGTTTCGAGATCTTTCGATGATGATAGCTCTGCTACTAAAAAAGAAGTCGTAGGGAAGTTCATCGTCAAGGTCAACGATCCTGGTCGAGTCAGCGGTGGTGCTCAATGAGAGTGACCGATGCCAGACAGCCTATAGTGGTTCTTGGCGGGATCTACCCTCAAGAGCGCGTTGTCGTGAGAAACAACGAGTCAACGACAATCATGTCGATGCTGTACACCGAGAAGCCTTCCTCGCTCATGGCAGTCTCGTGGCAGGAATACGGTCCTATCATCGCAGGAGAGATGGGCTACGAGAGAACTGCTTGGGACGCAGGCTACATCTACAAGATTCCTCTCAACCAAGAGCAGTGGGACTACCTCGAAATCCTGTTCGATTACAGTGATTGGCCTCCTGAGCTATCTGATCAACATGATAACGTCGATGTTCTTGTCAGTAAGAAAGCGGAGGGTGATTGGGAGATGTTCATTAAGGTCAAACCTAAGCTTACGAAGAAGCTGAAACGTGCTATGGACCTTCCGTTTTCAGTGCGATATTCCTCGGCAGATGGTATGCTATCTTCAATAGTTGCTGCTGGAACGATTATCATCTACAACAAAAACGATCCATGGAAACCGTAGGAGGACAATATGAGCTGTCAATATCCACCTGAGCACGCAGGACATGATCCTCACGAGCTCAGCTGCGAGGAATACCACCACCGTCATCCGATCGATCGAGCTGCTCCCGACTGCGACGATCAGCTTCCGATGATCTCTACTGTTGGTCGCGGCCCTCAGGGTTATGGTTACAAGGTTGAGATCTCCGATCCAGATACCTGCACCGAAACATATCTGGAGGGATTTCTCTATGATCCGGTTACGGGAGAGTATAAGAGTGAGTGGAAATCTGAGAATATCAACGGCGGTGAACTGTCGTATCAATACAATCTCAGGCCACATACGATCCCTCGTACGTTTACTATCACGTTCATCTACCGTAGACCCGGTCGATGCGAGTGGTCATGGACTACTCCTGCCATCCCTTACGTGTGGACTCTTGATCCTGCTGGCGCTCCTGACGAGGATCCTGATCACGTGGTTGGGTCTGGCATCGCAACCCTGATGGTGAAGACTGTTCACGAAGGCGAATGGAACTACGAGCCTACTCCTGATGGATTCGACAAGGCCACTGGTCACAGCCACCATGAACGCCTCTGGTATCCTATGGGACCTGACGGTGAGCGTACTACGCGCGATCAGTTCAACGCTCCTAAGGCTGGCGAAGGATGGTCGGCTACGCTCGTGTTCGGTCGAGGCAATGGTGACATGGGTGGTACGATTGACGTTCCCGACTTCCAGGACATTGCTGATTTCATGGGCGTGTCGAAGACGGACATCATCTACAACATCCTTGATAAGGGAGAGATGACCAGGTTCCCTGATGGAATCGATGCTACCGATTACACCGACTGGGTACTGAAACATATGCACAAGGACATGGGCTTCTTTGAAGGAGCCGACCATGATTGGACCGATGACTTCGGTGGCCAGCCCAACATCAAGGCGTATATCGATTGGGCTATCAAGAACGCTATCACGAACCTTACCACGCCTGATCCTGATAACCCACTTGCCAACTTGCTTCCGAAGCCTGCTCGTTATGTATCCGGTAACGATACTGATAAAAATAATGATACGTCGTACGTTACCTACGATAAGATGATTACCGACCAAGATGTTCTCGATGGTGGCAAGACGATGGGCGTAAATGGTTCCGGAAAGGTCAATGCTAAATGGGTAGTCATTCGATCCGAAGTTGGAATGTGTCTAGGTAAGGTCGATATCAAAAACCCGATGTCCACTGGCGTTTCGTTCTCCGTTACCTTCGATATGAGTGGTCTTGTTTGTTATGAGGAAGGGGATTACAAAAATAAGAACCTTCCGAAAAACTCCTTCCCATCTTGGCAGTGTGGACTTTCCCGAGGCGATGGCACTAATTGGATCAAGAACTTCGTTGGCTCGGTTACTTCTTCGGGTGCAGAGGTTGTCATTCCCTACAATAAAAACTGTACTGGAAACGACTATGCAGACCTTATCGTCGGAGGATATCGATCTGGCGACCAGGATGCTACGATGACCTGCACTGGACATCTCAATGCGAGAAGTCAGATCAACCTTACCGTCCCGTATTTCTTCGGTAACTACTAAGAAAGGAGGAAACTATGTACCCTTACGAACCCTACAGCGGAACTCATCCGGCTCCGTATTGGCTTCGCGATGATTGTCATGCGAAGCATTACCGTGAACCTGATATGAACAGCTTCTCCTGCGACGACCAGCTTCCGCTTATCTCTTCTATCGGTCGAGGTCCTAGAGGCGCTGGTATCACGGCGAAGCTGCTGAAGGATACCGATACCGAATTTATCTTCTCTCTTGTAGACGATGAGACAGGAGAGCAGGTATTTCAGTCTCCGAACCTGGCGCCTACTATCGTAAGCGTCAATGCACCGAAGCATACCCCCATCGCAGGTGAGAACTACCCCATCACGTTCTCCATGCGACGTGGAACCGATGTCAGCGAGTACACGGTCGATATTCCGTCTGGTGCCCAAGGCTCGCTTATCTACTGTCTTGAGGACCCAATCCATCTGAACAGCACCATGGAAAACGAAAACAGCGGAATGTGGTTCAAACTCGCCAACCTGGGCGATACGACGTTTCGAACCACAATCGATCATCTGCTTATCTACGGTGAGCATGACTGGAACGGCAAGCCTATCCCGCGAGTAAACGACATCATCTTCTGCCCTTACTGGGCGAAGACCAATGGAGGAGGCAATTCTATCGGGGTGTCGTTCGGTACCATCGAAGCTGTTGAGAACGGTTACGTCGTATGGACTGCGCGTACTTTCATTCCAAGTCTCGATATCTCTATCTCTACTGACGGAACTTGGGTTGTCGGCGGTGTCGATACTCTCGTCAAAGTAGCTGGTAAGGATGGCTCTCCTGCCTCTATGGAGATTGGTAGCGTACAGGAGACCATGCAGCCTACTGCAACGATCGAGAAAGTGCCAGCGAAGGAGAACACCTGGAAGCTCAACCTTGGCCTTCCTCGCGGTGCAGATGGTAAGCCTCTGAACATCCGCAGTGGAAAGTACACCGAGGCAACCCTGCCTCCGTTTGTCGATACTCCTGTGAACGACGCCTTCATTGTGGACGATGAGGACAACCGCTTCGACCTCTACATCAGGGGAGCATCTCCGATCAACACGGAGAATGGAGGCCCTTGGACTATCGTAGAGAACTGGCAGGGTGTCCAGGGCTGCTCCCTCAGGTGGCTTCAAGATCCATACCTGCTTTCTGAAACGCCTATCCACATCGCCTCCAACCGTATCGACTTTATCCTCACTCCATCGAATGACGTGATGACTGGCGATATCGTCATGGATAGCGAATTTTCTATCGGTATGATATCATCTATCCAGGATGGGTCTGGTGATTATTTAGCTACCAGAGTAACGTCGAAGGCTAAAGATCGCATTGACGCTCTGACAGCTAGGGTCACCGCTCTTGAGGAAGCCCTTAGGAACAGGGCGACCAATCAGGATATCGACGATACTGTTAATCGGAAATAAAGTTAGGAGACTACCATGGATAAGACAGACAAGCTTGTATATTTACCGCAATTACAGCGATACGATGAGAAGATCAAAGGCTGGGCTGACGGGAAGTTCCTTCTGAAAACCCAAGCCTACTCTCTTCCGAAGGCAACTACTACCGCACTTGGTGGTGTGAAGATAGGCACGGGTCTCAACGTGGCGACCGATGGAACCGCCTCTGTGAATGAAACCTATGTCGATGGTCGTGTTACCGCAGTAGGCGATAAGAAGTATGCGCTCAAAGCAGATGTCCCCGGTGTGACGCCTATGGCAAGTGCGGCTGAGGCTGGTAAAGTCTATGCTGTTGAGAAGGCTACGGCTGATTCAGTTGTGGGCACTGTTAAATACAGCAAAAGTGTTGGACTTGTTCTAACGGATATAGCAGCAAATTCTATTCAGGAAAACGATCTTAGCACTCCGCTATCCAATAAGATTGACAATGCCTCTACCAACGCAGCGTCTGCAAAACAAATTGCTACTCAAAATGCAAATGCTATCGCGAATAACATCTACAGCAAGTCTCAGACTTATTCCAAGACTGAAGTAGACAACAAGGTCTCTGCTGCTCTAACTTCCGCCATTGTTCCGAAGGGTACCGTTACATACGCAAACCTGCCTACGCCTGCAAAAGCAAACCTTGGCTATATGTACAACGTATCCGATGCGTTCACCACTGACGCACGTTTTGTTGATGGAGCTAGCAAGAAGTATAACGCAGGCGCTAATGTGTATGTTGTGGCAGTTACGACTGGTGACTCCACTGAATATAAATTCGATGTGTTCATGGGCTTCGTTGATCTGTCTGGTTATCAGACCAAAGCAGATATGCCCGGTGCTGCTACCGATGGCGACATTGATGCAATGTTCGCATAAGGCTATCTCATTAGCCAAGAATACAGGCAGCTCTGCTAAAGTAGAGCTGCCTGTATTTATATTGAAAGGAATAAAGATGACAAAAGATTCCACTACTGACCCCGAACCGCTGCAAGATAAAATGATTCTCCTTGCTCAACTGAAACGATATGACGAGAAGATAAAGCAGAAGATTAAGGATTCAGCGAGCAGTAGAACTATCCAAGCAAAGGGAATTGCGCCGCTTAATCTTTCCGTAGAGTCTCTTCCTGATGGTGGCAGTAAAATAAAAGGTAGCTTGAATATTGGTCCTGGTCTCAGAGTTGAGGCTCAGAATGGTTTCCTTCTGCCTTCAGTTGATGAAAAAACTATCGAGATATCAGCTGGCCAAATTTGCGTCAAAAAGCAAGATAAGAAAAATATAAAAGTCTCCAACCAACCAACTAGCGGCTCCGTAACTGCTCAATACAATCCTGGTATCGTGTGCATCCATTTCAACGACGTATTGGTAACTGGTAATTCAAAAACATTGGTGGGAAAGATACCTTCAGTTTATGCCCCATCGACAGCCGTTGTCGGATCAGTATTAAATTCCGGATCGAGCTGGATTATGTCTGCATATTCTAAAGTAGAGCCGAATGGATCCATCTACGTGAACCCGATTTATTCAAATGCAGCAGATCTAGGATGGACGGGTACACTTACCTACCTGATATAGCGAACACTGACAATTAGACTTCTGTTTTTCAGCGTGCTATACTCAAGTCAAAAAAAAGGATCTCATGGGAAGAGGAGGTTCATATGTTCGGACAAATGCAGCCTATAGGCTCCAGATCCGTACAGTTCGTCAATGGCCGTATGTCGGCCGAAGCCTATGCTATGGCACCCAATTCTCAAGAGATTCTTATGGACATGAATCGTCCCGTTTTCTATTGGAAGACGACGGACGCTTCTGGCATGTCCTCTGTTCAAGAGTAATAGCAAGAGAGTTCTTGTATAATTTAATCATAACGTCGGGCGGGCTTCGGTCCGCTCGACCGCGTTTAGAAGACAGGAGTCGTTATGAGTTTCAAAGAAGCAGTTAAGAACGTGCAGAAGAGCGGAAAGTATTCCAAGAAGGCGGCAGCTGCTATCGTCGCAAATGCTTCTAGAAACGCAAGCCCAGAAGCTAAGCGAAAGAATCCTAAGCTCAAGAAGGTCAAGTAAACTTTCGTTTCTCGGCGTCAGCTGTCATAATCTTCATGTAAGGAAAACCAAGAGTTTAAGGATGAACATGATGGATTTGGTAGCTGTTTTCGGACCGGCTGTGTTGTCGGCTGTCGTCGGAGCCGGCTCTGCGGTACTGACCTTCTACGCTCAGATTACCAACCGCCTCACGAAGTTGGAGACGAAGATGGATGATCTGGACTCGAAGGTTGACAAGCATAACAACGTGATCGAACGAACTTTTATTCTCGAAGGAAAGGTCGATCAGCTGGTAAACCACCAGATTTAAAGGAGGTGTTGAACATGCTTGACAAGTTTCTGAACGATAACTCCATGGCTATGCGCCTTGTCCGCACCATCGTGCAGGGCATCATCGCTACGCTCATCGTCGCAGTTCCTCTTGCGATTGCTGGAGTGATCAAGGACCCGCAGTGGGCGGCAGTCGTCACCGCTGCGATCATGGCCGTTCTGAGCCCCATTATGGCGATGCTCAAGAGCGGCAAGCCCGAAGATGGGCTCGAGGACACTAAGGAGGAATAATGAACAAAAGCGAAAGCGATCTCATGAAGGAGTTCATTGCAGCAGGACGTGGCTCTGGCGACGGTCCCGATGATGAACATGAGGTGAAGGAGGCCGAGTATGTCAGCAGCAAAGAACGTCCTGTACTGCGCCCGGCAGTGGATCGGGTACAGTAGGTGGGATGATCCCGAACCTGGTACTGTGTTCGGGCGATGGTATGCAGAGCTTGTAGGCGATTCCTACTTTGGTGAGTCCGGCGTTCCCTACTGCGCAATGTTCGTAAGCTACTGCTTGAACTGGGCAGGCATCGAGGCTGCTGGATTGCCTGGTGCATATGTGCCTTGGATCCTCTCTGCTAACTCGGATGCTGGCCGACTCGTCGCCAATGAGGATGCACAGCCAGGTGACCTTGTGATGTTCGACTGGCAGGGTGACGGTGTAGCTGATCACATCGGAATCGTCGAGAAGAATCACGCAGATGAAGGCTGGATGCAGACCATCGAGGGGAACACCTCTCCTGGCAGCGGTGGATCCCAGAGCAACGGCGGCGGAGTCTATCGCCGAGCTCGTAACTATAGCTCCATCATCGGAGTTGCACGACCCTATTATGAAACTCAGGAAGAGGAGGACGACATGCTCACCGAACATCAGGATATGCTGCTCGCGACCATCTATGAACAGGTCACGGGCACTTACGACCCAACTAACCGTGGAGTTGAGCTCAACGATCACGACCACATCAAGTGGATCGGGAAGCAGGTAGCGGACAACGCCGACTATATCAAGGCAGTTGACGCTAAGCTTGACAAGCTCATCAAAGCGCTTGGTAAGTAAAAGAAAAGCCCTCGGAAAACCGGGGGCTTTCTTGTTTTACCAATCGGGAGAATAAGACGGAGCGCCGGACCCTGGGTTCGGCTTTTTCTTTTGCGCCAGCTTCGACGGCCTCATCCAGGCAGGAACTCCGCTGTACTTGTCGTCTTGCTCCTCTCCCCATGCTGGGTACCTCAGCGGCATCTCCTTTGGTCCACCGTCAGAAGTACGTATATATGGTAGTTGCTCAATCATCTCGGCACAATATCTTGTGGCATCCATGATGTGACTGTATCTATCATGCTTCGGTGTGGCTGCCCAGTCATCGACGGAGCTAAGCTCTTTGTATTCCCATGACTCGAAGCACTCCATCACCCAGTCGCATTTGTCGGAGTTGATGACCATGTTTGGCAGCAGCTTACGGACACGGTTGATCCCATCCGCAACGTAGGTTCTCTCAAGCTTTCGCCATTGGATATTGGGGAACATCTGCCGACATTCCTCCAAAGGCGAGTGCTGCGAACCAGAGCGATCGGAGTCCCACGGAAGGCAGGCAGCTCTGATCAAGTGGAAGTAAGGTCGCTTAGCAAGCTCTTGCACACATTCCACCACAGCCTTTCGGTTGTCCTCATAGTAGTCGTAAATGAACATCTTGCCATCGAGGTATTGGAACACGATGCCGGCCGTCCAGTCAGACTGCTTATCCTTCGAGGAGATGTCCCATGCCATATACACAGGCTTGTCAGTGCGCAGGTTGTGCGGTGTGAAGCGTCCCTCAGCTCTCAGTATTTCGATGCCAGGGTAGACGAGGCCAGCATTCACTGCGAGGAACTCACACATGAACTCCTGACGGAACATGTTGTCGTTGCCATGAGCACGGATGTAACGCTGTCTAACGTTCTCCAATGCCTCGGGAGACCAGAGCTTCGAGCCATCTGCAAGCGTAGCCTGGTCTGCACGCACAACATCAACGTAGACACGGCCATGAGCGCCGGGCCACTTAGCAGGATCGTCCTCCCCGGTATAGGTTCTGAGCATATCTGCTGCCACGTTATTCATGCCTCGTGGCGTGAAGTTGAAGTTGACGGACAACGGCTGACCCATTGCAGCCTTGTTCTCCCAGATAGGCATGATGAAGTCAAAGGCGCCTCTTCGGTAGAGCGACAGCTCCGATACGTAAAACGACTCGTAGGATGAGCCGATGAGCGATTCTGATTCCTTAAAGCCGATGAACTGGATGAGCGCTTCTGCTTTATCTTCTGGGTTGTTCAGGAACTTGATCTGCTGTTGAGTCTCTTTGATGTCCAACATGTCAGCTGGATAGTTGTCCCAATGTTTACGACCATCAAGGTACTTGTCCCAGATGTTACGCCTGATCCACTTGTTATCCAGGCCGACATAGGCAGTCTGGGTACCAGGATGATCCCATGAGAAGTGCATCGCCTTCTGGATATCATCAGTATCCTTGCCTTCCTGTCGTCCCCAGATTTTGAAATAGTAATCGAACTGCCCCGATAAGCGGCGAGCCCAGGCATCCCGCTGATAGGGCCTGGGCTCGTAGTACATCGGGACCTTGAGTCCCGCAGCCATAGTTACTCTGCTTTGCTAATCTGCTCGTCAAGCTTGGCGATAGCTTCCTTGGCGTCCTCATTGAAATGGTACGCCTCCTGAAGCTGACCATCCAAAGTGCGTGCAATGTTGAGCATAACAGCTTCCATTGTAATGTCCACGATCGTGGTCTCGTCCCGCTCGTTGAACTTGTGATCGATCATAGAATCGAAGAAGTCCTTGTACTCTTCAACGCTTTCGATCGCCTCGAAGCGTTCTGCGATACCATGGAGTAGATCGACCGTGCGGCGAGAGATGACTGCTGCATCAGCGAACGCGATCTCTTGGCCGTACTTGGTATGCTCCAGTACCTCTGAGAGCAGGCGCTTGCTTTCCAGCCAACCGTTGACAGTCTCGAAGGAGGACGCCATGTTGTTCACACGGGCCAGGAACTGCTTCTCGGTAGCCTCCTGCTTCTTTTTGAGGTTCTCAATAGCAGCTTTCTTCTGCGCCTCCAGATCCTTTTTAAGGGCGGCTTTCTTGATGGTAGCCTCAGTGTTCTTCTTGACTGCAACCTTGGTCTCAGATTTAGTCTGAGGTGCCTTAGACTGCTTCTTCGCCTCGTTCGTCATAGCTTAATCTCCTTCTCTGATTTCATTTATATAGTCGATGGCTTCCTGCCGTGTAGCGCAATCGATGATGTGCTTCCATTCCTCGTTGCCGATAACAAGTCCGTCTTCAATAAGCGTTTCACCGATGTAGATTCGAAACTTGCGCTTGCGATTAGGGCCTATGGTCTCCTGAATCTTATAGCGAAGATTCTTCTCAGTTGTCATAGCATGGCTCCTCTGGCTCGTAGTCAGGATCGTACATAGAGTTGATGTAATCAAGCGCTTCATTGTAAGTGCGAAATAATTGCTGTTTCGGAATCACCGTCGTCTCGATCCAATAAATCTCACGAGTACCATGTCGCTCGGTATTCACATACCCTTTCTTGATAATGTGAATCTGGGCTGTTTTCTCTTCCATCACTTCCGACCTTTCTTGAGCATTTGATCCTGCGACCACGACATCGCTTCGGCAAGGCTCTTGAACTGCGGAGGCTTGTTTTCACTTGAGCCTGTGGACTGTGGCATGTCGAGAGCAGGCTCAGTCGGTGCAGGCTTCTCCTGCTTAGGATGGAGAGCCTTGCCTCGTTCGGTCAGCTTGGCGATCTGACGGTTGACCTGTGCCAAAGCCTTGTCAAGGTCGCAGCTATAGCCAATGGCATTGCCTTCCTCGTCCTTTACCTCGTAGTCCTCAATGAGGGAATCAAGCATATCGCGCTGCACATCGTTGAGTTTCTTGTAGGTCTCAGCGAACTTGAGCGTGCGAACGATAGGCTCCTTCCCTTTCTTGAGCTCATCGATACGCTGCTTCGCGATCTTGTTGAAAGCCTGCTCAAGCTCAGCATTGTAATCATCGACCCACTGCTTCGCCTGTGCACGGGGGTTGTCACCTGTGAACGGACGCCCAGTCTCAGGATTGATGTAGGTAGGAACACCGTCCTCGTCCTTGGTGTAGATGTCAGGGTCGTTGATAGATGCGCCGAGCTTGCCATCACGGGTGACTCGGATCTTACCAGAAGCCTTCATTGCATTGGCGACATCGCTCACAGCTTGGTCTTCGATGGACGACTCGATGGACGAGATAGTTTCATTTACTTCCTCAGCTGAGTAATCAAACTCTGAAACTGTTTCTCCAGCTGCTCCGTCAACAGCGCCGCTTCCTCCAGCGTCTGTGCCATCCAGCTGTGCATCATCGGACTGGCCTTCAGCCACAGGTTCGGCATCACTTCCACTGGTACCTTCTGCTTGTCCGGGCTCCCCTGCATCAGGCTGTCCGTCTCGATTGGCTGGAGTCTCTTCAGGTTCTTTCTTATTTCTTTGTTCCAGCGCAGCAAATGCCGCCTCCCACGAATCAATCGTAGGAGCTTCATCTTTCTTTGCATCCAGCTTTTCATCGATTCCATCCATCTTGTTCCTCTCTCTGATCGTTCATGTCCTGCAACTGCTGGATGTGTGTTCTGATCCAGCTTTGCTTCAGCATGTTGTATAGCAGCTGCCAGCGCTCGACGATGTTCTCGGTGTCCTTGGAATCGAACTGCTTGATAAGCACCTCGATTGCCGAATCAATATCGGCCACCTTGCCGAGCGCGTTCCTCATGCGGGTCAGGAACTTGTTGGTTTCCTTGATGACCTGCTTGAACTCCATCAGCCTTTGCTGGTCTGTGATTCCATCGGTGAACCTACAGGAATCATATTGTTCAACCAGGGTGTTCCAGCTAGCCACAAGATCCAAGTGCCTGCATTCCTCATCGACCCACGCTGCGAACTGCTTATTAGTAGATGCCAGCGCGTTCATCGATAAGCTTCTGTCGACGCCACTTCTCCCATTCGGCGTCAGTCAAAGGAATCGAGGCAGCCAAGGTCACGCCATCGATATAGCTCATAATCGGTTTGCCGCTGAACTTAGGGAGCAGCTCAGGAGCAAGCTGGGTGATAAGAGTCTTTAGCCCGAATAGCTGGATCATCGTATCTTCCACCTGCACAAGCTGGGTTGGGAACGACCATAGATAACCAGCCTGTCCATCGTTGCCCAGGACAACAGGTACAGGCATTTTGTGCAGACCAGGCGTGAAGCTGATCTCGGTACCGATCTTAGGAAACGTAGTCTTTGCATAGACGGGCTTTGAGGTGTCCTCTCGTAGAATCTCATAGTCTCCGACCATGCGGTCTACTTCCTCGGGTGCACCGTAGATGCGGTCGCCTGCGTTGGTCTCGCGGACGATGATGTCATGGCCGACCTGCTCGTCGTAAGCAATGTTACGTTTCGCATCGGGCACCATCATCGGTGTGATGAGGATCTTCTTTCCGTACAGCGGATGGTGTCGAGGGTCTTTGTCCAATGCTTTCTTTGGCTTCTTTGTTTGAGGTTCCCAGTCCTCGCCTTTGAGGTACGCTGTGATTCGACTGCACCTCTGCTGATAGGTGAGCCCATCAGGCTCCAAGCCTGCACGCTCCTCCATCCGCTCCAGCTCTTCCTTCTTCAAAGCTGTCATCCTTTACCACCTTTCGACTAACCATGTAGTAAACATGTAGTTTATTATAGCATGAAAAAAAATAGGGCCGTCCATAAGGACGACCCTAAAAGTTAAATATTCATTCTTTCTTGCTTCATGAGCTCGTTCCTATAATAGTCTGAGTTCTTTGCGTTTTTAGTATTAAACTCATAGAAGTCATTCGTTTTTCCAACTTCTAAACGACTTTCGTCATATAGGAATTCTTTGAATGAATTCTCTGCTTCTTTAACCATCTTGATCTCTTCTTCAAGATCTTGCCTACTATAAGTCTTAATGGCAAGCCTGATACTAGAATCAGGATTGAAGAATATCAAATTAGCAAATTGGCAATTTTTGAGTAAAGCCATACCTACAGCAAGTTGCCATCGCTCAGGACAATCTTTCTTATCAGTATGGACTGAGACTATATGTCGTTCCATACCGTAACTCTTGACTTCACCAATGTTTGTTGGGCATGGCTCTCCGTCTTTCTTGATATCATACAAAGCTGTCTTCTTTGTTTGCGGAATCGACATAGCATCAGGAGACCAACCAAGAAAATCCTTAACTAGGATGATATCGTCCCAATGATACAAGTTAAGGTTTGCTACCTTGTTCGCTTCCTCTATAGCAATAGGTTCAAGTAGATGGCCTCTAGCTGCCATGCCCGTAGCAACACAATCTTCATCCGAGATATATTCTGTTGCAAAGCTAGAAGCAATCTTCAGCATATTCGCTTCTATCTGAGCTTGCGATCTCTTACGTCCTGTCTCAGTTACAGGCAGAATGCTCTTGATGCTAGAAGCTGTTAAGTAATTTGTTCTAGCCATCATCCATTCCTTATCGACCACATGTCTCCACATAATCTTATTTCCTTAATCTAAAAAAGGGCCCAGTCGTATTATCGACCGAGCCCTTCGTGTTACTTGCAGTTACCAATTAGAACGGGATGTCATTGTCATAGACAGACATAGGAACCGGAGTACCAGGATCGACCTGCGGTGCATATCCCGTAGGCTGAGGCTGAGTGAACCCTGTATCTACAGGAATGTCAGCAGCATTGACGCTTACCTGCTGCGGCGTCTGCTGATACTGAACCTGCGTAGGAGCAGGAGAATATCCTACCTGCGGCTGCATGACTGGATTAGGCATGGAGACCGCGGGGGCAGTGGAGGCAGTGGGAGCAGCGACGACACCGCCGTGCGCACCATCATCGGCGAGCAGTTGGGGCACGGTAAGATAGGAAGGCAATTCCTCTCTCAACTGATACGGTCCCGCTTGCACTTCCTCTACCGTCCAAGGTCGAGGATTGCCAGAGCCATAGCTGAATCCCTGCGGTGGTTGCACCGTAGAGATCCGAATGGTCTTACCAATAAGGTTCATCATATCCTCGCCGCCTGCGATCTTGAACAGATCGATATGCACTGAAGGCTTCTTACCTTCACGTTGCGCCTTTCCTGCTTCTGCAAAGGTGAAGGTTCGATAGCCGCCGCTCGGTCCGCAAAGCGTGATACGAATATTCCAGACCGGGTTCCCATTCGGCCAGAACTTCGGAGTCGTCGGACCATGCTGTCCGAAGTTCATTGCCTGCACTTCCTGAATGGCAACTACCGTGCCAGTCAGTTCGGTAGAGAACCCAGGCTGATTGGGTCGAGAATAGTTCCAGTTATGCTCATTACGGTTAGAACTTTGTCCAGGATTGAGTGCCATGTTTCTTTTCCTTTCTATAGGGTTCGTTAATTGTACTCTACATCGATGAGCAGAGATTCGAGAGTTTCAAGATCCTCTTCGAGATAATAACTTGCAACTTTTTTGATCCTTTTTTCCCAATCATAATGGTTCAGATCATCTATCTGTTTATCTCGAAATCCAAGCATAAGTTGCTCAAAGTCATCAACTGGTCTTTGTGCGTTTATGGTACAGTTATAGTCATATGTTGCAATGTAAGCTAAGGTCCAGTTGACTAGATCGTCGTTACGTCGTCCTTCAGTGAACGAGTCAGGATAGTTTTCTATCCCTTCCTTGTATTTGTTCCAATCCATTATTCCGAGATCCCTTCGTATCCCTCTGCCAGCATAGCTTCGATGATGTCCTTGTCAGTAATGTTGCCTTTGCCAAGCTCAGACCAATCTTCTTTGGTGAACCCTTGGCTCATGATGAAATCGTACAGGCTCATTTGTTCCTCTCTTTCTTTCGCATGTTCACGTATGTCTTGAGGTCGTTCCATATCTCATCGGTCAGCATCAACCGATTGATACCGTTGGACTGCTTAACTTTCGTATAGACAGCCGCATTCGTTTGGTTTCCCATAAGGTCGATGTGCGCATATGGGAAATGCGATATCGGTACGATGTGCGGTGTCGAGAAGTACAGATGGAAGCTTCCAGGTTTCGATGGATGACTCCAACATTCAGTGATGTTCCTGTACTTCTCTCCCCATGCAATCGTCCTCTCGTCGAACGTACCATGTCCCTCACCGTCAATGTCGATGACAATGAACGGCTGGGCATACATGTTCTGTCCGACGTAACCGCAGTCTGACAAGGCGATGGCTGCATCTCTGGTATACAGATTAGGAATATAATCCTTACTGTACCCCCATTTCATCATGGGCTTGTTATCCCATGAGCATGGGAACCATCGCTTATCGGTACCCTTCCAACCATCAGGAAGCTTCTTCAGATCAGATAACTTCGATTGCATCACTTGCTGTGCTGCTGTCGGTTTCCTGATTGTTGGGTTGAAGTTCGACTGAGGTCTTACGAAACTACGCTTGAATGAACCATCGTTATAGTTTCGTATATCCTTTTCTCGAACAGGGATATTGAGCTGTCGAAGATGATCGAGAACATCATCCAGTGGAATCCCGTTCAATCCGCATCGATACATAGCGAAGTAGGGAGACTCACCGAACGCGAACAGGTTTCTCCAATCAAGCATCTTCGCTCACCCCTTGCTTCTCTGGTTTATTCAAGATATCTTTGGTAGTTACATAGCCATAAAACCTGAGGCCAACATCATTGTACTTGCCATTGAGACAATCTTTGAGCAGCTCCTGGGTTCCTTCGTTCGGTATTCTGTTCTTGATTGCAGAGCGAAGCTCAATTATGGAGGACAAGCTATATCCTCCCGACTTCGAGATATGAGTCAAAGCTTTTACAAGCTTGTTCATATCCGCTATGTTCTCAGTTGCATCACTCTTAATGCGCTCCAGAAACAATGTATTCGTATCAGGCGGATTCGATGATTCCTCAATATTCTTCAATGTACTCTTAATGTCAGACATTGTCTGGCACTCTTGTATCCATACTTTCATCCTATTAAGAGAATTGATGTTTACATTCTGTTCATGAGTAAGCGATTGGAGAATCGTGCAAAGACCATACTTCAGAAGTTCCAAATCTTCAAGGCCGTTCTGATTGTTATTGATCGAAGCATACAATTCATCAATAAGACCTTGGTCTACTCCATACATGTTGCGCCAAATAGCATTGGAACTATCAACTGTTTTCGCTAGTTTCAACAGATTGGTTACTGTTCTGGCTGTCATATAGTTGTAGTCTTGAACCCCGAATCCACTTCTATATGTGCTCTTGATTATATTGATGAGTTTTTTCGTTGGGACTACATTGAGTTCCTTATTTACCCATTCGCACCAAGTTTCCTCATCGAACTTGACGTTAAGCCATAGGAACCTCTGCTTAGTTTGCGGAAGCATATCGCATTTACCTTGAGGGTTACCCATGGCTACGATGAGGATGCTTGGAAGTTTTCTACCTGACATCATGTTGCGTTCCTGAATCAGAGTCAGGCACGCATTGAGAGTCATGATGTTTCCATTTGTAAACTCGTCGAATGCAAGGACATCCCCGTCCTTCATATCGAGCAAGTAATCGAAGTCGTATATCTTCATACGCTTCGTGTCTGCATCAGGCATAGCCATGCCCGAGATCTCGGACGGCATCCTTTGACTGGTAATGAACTCGAAGTATTGCCGTCCGTGTTCCTCGCACCATTGTTTACACTGAGAGGTCTTTGATAATCCTGGATCGCTCATCAATGCGAGCGCCATCTCATCTCGATGTTGATCCAGGATGTCCAGATAAGTCTTGATGTTCTTCACTTCTTCTAACCTTCTTTCCATGTGTCTTGATATAGTTCACGAAGTGGTTGAGGTACCAGAAGGAATGCCCGTCGGCACTCCATACTTCCCAATCGTTGATACTTGTTTGCCACTTCGCAATAACCAGGTAAGCCTTGCGAACCTTGGCATTGTGCATCTCGGTTCGCGTTTGCTTCAGCCATTCCTCTTTAACCTTGCGGCTGACTGAAGCTGTTTGCTTTCCTGTCTTCACTTCGAAGATGATCTCCTCGGTACAGATGTTGCCATCGTACATCCTGAGGAGAACGTCTCCCTGGTCTAAGCTGCCGTGCAGAGCTTGGCGAAAAGCTTCCAGTCCTGCACTTTCAAGATACTTTACCAGATTAGTTTCGGCTCTGGTGCCTTTTGCCTTACTTTTATTCATAACAGTAATGCTTCTTGAACAGCTTTGCCCAGTCGTAGCAACGATGGACTTCAACACTCGGGCAGTTCTGAGTAACCCATCTTGCATAGCCGGTACCCTTGGCGTACTTACAACCATAGACATCGTACTCACCGATGAAGAAATCGTAGAGGTGCTTGGTCCTGATCTTCTGGTCAAGCTTGATTACTCCCGGATTATCGGAATCTCCGAACGAGATAACAACATCGTAGTCCATGTTGTTCTTTTTCAGAATCTTCCTGAAGTACATAGACTCATTGCTGCGAGGAATTTCTTCTCGTTCTTTCTTGATATCCATCTTCAGAACTTCCTCGTTCGTATAG